CGCTGATAGACCAAGACACTTTGGCGAAAATTCGTTTCAGTATGGAAGCTGACGGTATCAGGGAAGTGGAAGTCAGCAATCAGAACCGTTTGGCGTTCGAGAATGAAAATAATGTGTTATATCCGCATATTGCCCAAGCGGAAATAGGAGGTAAGAAAAGCAAGTTCCTGCTTTACGCAACAGGGTTGGAGAATGCTTGTCTTATCTTGAAAGACTATATCGAACTAAACTATTTGTTCGGATTCACTCTGACTATGGTAAAAGAGTTCGATTCCTGTGTAATTCTCACCGATACTTTGAAAGAACGCAAGGTGGACGACGCTTCGATAGCCTACCTCAAAGAAGAGATTACTACAGAAGAATATCTTGATAAGATGGATGAAGAGAATCAGGAAGATGAAGAATCCAAGCCTGACGAAAGGAAGTTCTACCAAATTGAGACGAAAATTACCTTCATGAATGGAGAAAATGAAGATGAAAGAGTTCAAACTTTTGTCGTGAACACTTTTAACGTTGATAGGGCGATGATGCTTATTACCCATTACCTTAAAAACAAAGAGGATGAGTGTGAGAAACAAGCCAAAGAAAATGGACATGAGTTTAGGAAGAGGGAAATCCATACAGCTATAGAATCGGCAAAACCTATTCCGGTAGGACGATTCATCCCGAAAGAATTTTCAATAGCCTATATAGAATAATAGCATATTGTTTTTTCATGGTATTAGTTTTAGAGTAGAAACAGCCCTGTACCGTCCGTGAGGATATGTCGGGGAAAATGGGAAGAAAGGTAAGTAGCCATGATATGTATATGTTTTTCCGGGGTTCGATTCCCCGGCTTCCCACCAAATCAACAAACAATAAAAATTAAAACATTATGGATAGCATGGATTATATGGAATACTGGTATCATTCATTGGATTTTGGTAATGATATACCTGTAGAGAGTGATGATTTTGACAACTATAATTTTGATTGATTATGAATATAGTAAAGAGTAAAAAATTTAAGAATGGTACCGTCTATTGTTTGCGTCTTGAAGACGGTATGCTTGTAGAGACGACTGACACGTTTCTTCCGTATTACACGAAAGACGCGATAGGAAGAAAACAAAACTTCCTTGATAATGATAACTTGGGAAGTCGTTCCGAACGTTGGATGATTGGCGTTTCGACAATGAGCGGATGTCCTGTAAGATGCAAGTTTTGTGCTACAGGTAATATGAAACGCTATCGCAACCTTACGGCTGATGAGATTGTCGGTCAGGTGGAATTTGCCATTGAGCAGGCTGGATTCGACCCTTGCGATGCCAATGAGTTCAAGATAAACTATACTCGTATGGGAGAACCATTCTTGAATATTGAAGCCGTAAAGGAAGCTATCTGGCGTATTTCTGAAATATATCCGAACACTCACCATTATGTTTCAACGATTGGAATCAAGGGTAGCGATTTTTCTTTCGTTAAAGGCAATGTGACGCTTCAAATCAGTCTGCATAGCTTTGATGAAGAGAAACGAAACTGGCTTATTCCTTATCCAAAGAAGATGAATATAGAAGAACTTGGTCGGATTCGAACCGAAAGTAATCTGAAAACTACTATCAATCTTACGTTGGTGAATGAATCAGATTTTGATGCGGAAAAACTGGAGAAATATTTTGATAAAGAGTACTTCTTTGTTAAGCTATCCCCAATAAACCCAAACAACATATCAGAGAAAAACAATCTCGGTAACGGAATTATCGAGGGAGTGAATTTAGTATAAACATTTTAATTTTCAGAGTTATGGAAAAGATTAAAGAGCAACTTGAACAAATGGGTTACGATTACGCAGTAGCAATCGCAACAAAGTCAGAAATTGAAAACGGGGCCGCTTGTGGCCAGTTATCTATCATCGTTGAGACAGAGTGATAATAAATTTATAATTGCTTCATTTAATTTGGCAAGCCCGGTCTGTGAAGATATGGCTTGCTTATATGGCGGTGTGTTGCATAATGTGGAAATGGCAGCCACACCCGTAAGGGTTGCACTTTAGATGCCGGTTTGAGTCCGGTCGCTGCAACAAATAAATTATTCTAAATATGCCGTATTACATAAAAAGAAAAAAGGCAAAGAAGAAAGACAAGCCTTTGCCACTGTTTGACAAAGCTGGTATAACAGTAAAGAAGAAGCCGGATTTGAAGGCAAAACTTGATAAAGAGTTTTCCCTTTTCATCCGGCTTCGTGATTGTATGCCTAATGGGGTTTTTCGATGTATCAGTTGCGGGCAAATAAAGCCCTTTGAACAAGCTGATTGTGGCCACTATTTCAGTCGTACACATTTGGCGACCCGTTTTGATGAAAACAATTGTCATGCCGAATGCCGACACTGCAATAGATTCAAAGCCGACCATTTAGAAGGGTATCGGGTGAATCTGATTGATAAAATCGGACAACAGAAATTCGCTTTACTAAAAGTGAAAGCTGCTGGTACTACTAAAATGACTGATTTTGAGTACGAACAATTAATCAAGTATTACAAAACACTGAACAAGAAGTTACGAAAGGAGAAAGGTGTATGAGTTATATTTTGCGTGATTATCAACAACAAGCCTCTGATTCAGCCGTCACCTTCTTCAACAACAAGACGAAGAAAACAAACGCCATCATGGTGTTACCCACCGGTAGCGGAAAGAGCCTTATCATAGCGGATATAGCCGCAAGACTTGACGGTCATACATTGGTATTCCAGCCGAGCAAGGAAATTCTTGAACAGAACTTCAAGAAACTTTGTTCTTACGGGATTCTCGATTGTAGCATTTATTCCGCATCCTTCAATTCAAAGGAGATAAGCCGGATAACATTCGCAACCATCGGTAGCGTGAAAAGCCATCCGGAACTTTTTGCCCACTTCAAGAATATCATTGTGGACGAGTGTCACCTTGTGAATCCGATAGAGGGAATGTATAAGGATTTCTTCGATACAGTGAAGTGCAAGGTTCTTGGGTTAACGGCAACGCCATATCGTTTGAGTTCCAGCCGTGACTTCGGTTCTATGCTAAAATTCATAACCCGGACAAAGCCCCATGTGTTTTCAGAGGTCATTTATCATGTACAGGTATCGACCTTGCTTGATATGGGCTATCTTTCAAAGGTGAACTACTATCCGATGAATCCTACCGGATGGAACGAACTCAATTTGAAGATAAACACTACCGGAGCCGACTATACCGATAAGTCAGTTCAAAAGGAATATGAACGGATAGACTTTTATAGTTACATCGTCCATATCGTCCAAAGGCTGATGAATCCGAAAGCAGGAGGCAAGAGGAAGGGAATTTTGGTATTTACCCGGTTTTTGAAAGAAGCGGAACGATTGACGATGTCCATACCCGGAGGTGTCATTGTTTCCGGTGATACTCCAAAGAAGGAACGTGAAAGAATACTCGAAATGTTCAAGACCGGAGAAATACCAGTAGTAGCTAATGTAGGCGTACTTACTACCGGCTTTGATTACCCAGAACTTGATACGGTTGTTATGGCCAGACCTACCATGTCACTTGCGATGTATTACCAGATTGTAGGCCGTTGCATCCGTCCATACAAAGGAAAGACGGCGTGGTTTGTGGATTTATGCGGTAACATCAACCGTTTCGGTGAAGTTTCCGATTTGCATTTGAAAGATACTGGAAATGGCAAGTGGGCGGTATTCTCGAAAGGACGACAATTGACAAATGTAAGATTTTAGGATATGGCAAGGAAAAGTGACCGTCCGGTTATCAGACCGGACACCTGTTCGAAATGTCGTCACGGGACACCGGTTCCGGTAATGAAAGGCAATCCCAAAGTGGTTTATTGCAATTTTTTCAACAAACGTTTTGTTGCGGATAGCAAACGAAATTGTGATTATGCGATTTGATTATGGAATATTACATACCTATTAGCAGGCGACTATTTGAGCACCAATTGTGGTGCGAAGAGCGCATATATTCGAGGTTTGAAGCATGGCTTGATTTGATTCAGAGCGCACGATTTGAAGACACGAAACAACTTATCGGCAATAGGTTTATAGAGGTTAAGAGGGGCCAGATTCTTGCTTCATTGCGGTTTTTAGCTGGTCGTTGGCAGTGGTCTACAAAGAAGGTAAATTCATTCTTGGATCTACTGATACAGGACAAAATGATAATAAAGGAAACACCAAAGGAAACAGGACAAACCGTTATAACTATCTGTAATTACGATAAATACAATTCGCAAATAATACGAGAGGAAACGGAAAAGAAACAGCAAGGAAACACTAAGGAAACACCTCGGAAACAGCAAGGAAACAAAGTTAATAAAGATAAGAAAGAAAATAATATAGGAGATTCTGACGAATCTCTTGTATGTGGGACTTCGCAGCCCCACGCCGAACATATCGATTACTCCGAACTTGTCAAATTCTTCAATGAAGAAACAAAAGGTGTATTTGGTACGGTCAGGACTCCGCTTTCTGATAGCCGTAAAGGGATGATTAACGCACGTATAAAATCTTATGGCAAAAAGACGTTTGCCGACATGATTCATAGGGCATACCAAAGCGATTTCTTGAAAGGGCAGAACAAAAAAGGCTGGACAGCATCTTTCGATTGGCTTATCAAACCAACGAATTTTGAGAAAGTAATATCAGGTAATTATGACAACAAGAATAGCAGAAACTATCCGGCAATTCCAAACGGGGCAAAATCACGAGAGGAACAAACAGACCGTGAAATCCTCGAATATGCCGCAAAAGCTTTCGGAAAGGACACGGTTAGTAGTAAATAGATACGGGGACGGTGAAAGTTTCGCTAAAAAGTTCAATCCTTCATTACAGGTTGTATGTGCTCAAAATGTGGAACGTTCGTTCAAGGGGAATGCGCCTTCATTGGCTTTGCTCGGAGAAACCTATCCAGATGAACAGGTGAATACTTGGATAATTGCTCAACTGATGGACTTGTACAAGTTTGCCGGTGTAAAAGAGAAGCCTACATTCCAACAGGTTTTGGAGCTTTCCGTGATGATACGTGTGGAATACTATTACCTGAAAGCTTCCGAATTGTTGCTTTTTTTCTTCAAGTTGAAAACTGGCGAATATGGCACCTTTTACGGTGTTGTGGATCCTATGGTGATCATGTCTGCTCTAATTGAGTTCAAAGCATACAGAAAAAGGCAACTGGAGAAATACGACCGGGAAGAACAGGAAAGACAACGAGAAAAAAGATACGAGAAGCAAGACAAGAACTCCGTACCATTTCCGGATCATTTGGAGTTTCTGAAAAAGATTATGGAATCAGAATAATCAAGCTAAGAAAATGAAAACAGTAGAAAAGTTAAGAATAGCACCTATTGGCACCATTGTAAACTTCGCAGATCGGACACTGATAATAAAGCGTTTCCGAGCTATCGTAAAGGGTAAAATGGTAATTTGTCGCGGATGCGTTTTCCGTAGCAAGGGTGGTGCGAATAGTTGCAAGTATATGACGGCTTGTTTTGCCAAATATAGACCGGATAGTGAGAGTGTGGTGTTTGAGGAGGTGGATACAAAATTGAAATAATTAAAATTATCATGGAATATATAGAATTTCTAAGAAACAAGATGGCTATCAGTCATCAAACGGGGTTTTATATTAATTCGGAAGAAATTACCCCGACATTATACCCTCATGTAAAAGATACCGTTCGTTGGGCGGTTGCCGGTGGATGCCGTGCTATATTCTCCAGCTTCGGTATGCAAAAGACAGTCACCCAACTGGAAATACTACGGGTAATCTTGAACCATAAAGGAGGCAAGGGATTGATCGTTTGCCCTAAGCGTGTGGTAGTCGAGTTCCTAACACAAGCGGAACAACACTTGCACATGAAAGTAACTTATGTCCGAACTATGGCAGATGTGATGATATGTCCTACCGACATCATGGTAACAAACTACGAACGTGTGCGTGATGGTGAGGATGGAGTGAGAATAGATCCGTCCTATTTTACTGCAACATCATTGGATGAAGCCAGCGTGTTGCGCGGATTCGGCACCAAGACCTATCAGGAGTTTCTACCGTTGTTCTCGGGTGTCCCTTACAGGTTTGTTGCTACGGCTACACCTTCGCCAAACAGATACAAGGAACTTATACATTATGCTGGTTATCTTGGTGTGATGGACACCGGACAGGCTCTTACTCGATTCTTTCAGCGAGACAGCACGAAGGCGAATAACTTGACACTTTATCCGCATAAGGAAAAAGAGTTTTGGTTGTGGGTATCTACATGGGCGTTGTTCCTAACCAAGCCTTCCGACCTCGGTTATCCGGATACTGGCTATGAGTTGCCTGAACTCCGCGTACATGAAGAGATTGTGAATGTGGACAATTCTACGGCTGGAGCTGATCGTGACGGACAGGTGAAAATGTTTCGTGAGGCTGCTCTCGGACTTGCTGACGCGGCAAAAGAACGCCGAGATAACATGCAGGAAAAGATTGCCCGTGTGGTAGAGATAATCAATCGTCCGGAAAACAAGGACGACCATTTCCTTTTATGGCATGACTTGGAAGCTGAACGGCTGGAACTATGCAAAGCGATTCCAGGTTGTAAGGCTGTCTATGGTTCACAAGACGATGAAGAAGCCGACAAGGTAATATCCGACTTCAAAGATGGCCGGCTGAAATACCTTGCAGCTAAACCGGAGATGCTTGGTGAAGGTCTGAACTTCCAGTATCATTGTCATAAAGCAATCATGTTCATTGACTACCGCTTCAACGATAAGTTCCAAGCGATAGCCCGTATATACCGCTTTATGCAGCAGCATCCCGTTGATCTCTATCTGGTCTATGCCGAAAGCGAGGGTGAAATATTTAAGAGCTTCATGCAGAAATGGGCACAACACCGGGAAATGGTCGCAAATATGACTGAAATTGTCCGGCATAACGGTTTGTTCGGTTTGCAGGCCGAGGAAAAGATGATGCGCTGGATGTTCGCCAGTCGGGAAGAAAAATCCGGCAAGTTGTGGAAAGCAATCAATAACGATAATGTATTGGAATGTCAGAAGATGGAAAGTAACTCTGTAGATCTGATCGTAACCAGTATCCCGTTCTCAAATCATTACGAATACACGCCTACATACAATGACTTTGGGCACAATGAAGATAACGATAAGTTCTTTGAACAGATGGATTATCTTACACCAGAGTTAATGCGCATTTTGAAACCGGGTCGGTTGGCCTGCATCCATGTGAAAGATCGTGTTTTGTTCGGCAACGCCACGGGGGACGGTATGCCAACTATTGACCCGTTCAGTGAAATGACTGTATTTCATTACATGAAGCATGGCTTCCGATATATGGGACGCATTACGGTCGATACTGACGTGGTGAGGGAAAACAATCAGACCTACCGTTTGGGCTATACCGAGATGTGCAAGGATGGTTCCAAGATGGGAATCGGATGCCCTGAATATGTATTGCTTTTTCGCAAGTTGCCTACCGATACCTCCCGCGCTTATGCCGACCAGCCTGTTAAGAAGGACAAGAGCGAATACTCGCTGGCCCGTTGGCAGATCGATGCCCATGCAAGTTGGAAATCCTCCGGCAATTCATTGTTGTCATACGAAGATATGAAAGGCGCCGGAATAGATAAGATTCGGCATTTGTTCCGCAACTACGAACGTGAGCATATCTATAACTATGAGGAACATGTGTCGTTCGCAGAAGAGTTAGAGGCATACGGGAAATTACCCAAAACATTTATGGCCGTTGATCCTGTAAGTAAAAAAGATTGGATATGGGATGATGTCGTCCGGATGCGTACGCTCAATACGAGGCAGTCACAAAAGAAGAGACAGAATCATATTTGCCCTCTTCAGTTAGATATCGTTGAAAGGCTGATTGAACGGTACTCGAACAAAGGAGAATTGGTATTTGACCCGTTCGGAGGTATCGGTACTGTCCCTTATTGTGCTATCAAGTTGGGTCGTAGGGGACTTTCAACAGAACTCAATTATGATTATTGGAAAGACGGGCTTTCTTATCTGCGGGAAGCGGAGAACGAAGTAAGTGCTCCTACATTGTTTGATTTAATGGCTATATGATTATGAAACAATACAATAATTGGGAAGAAATAGACAAAGACACAGACGGACTTGTTACTTCATTGACTTACATTGTCCTCTTCGTAAATGATCAAGTTTATAATTACGCACTTAATATTTACGATAGTTGCCGTAATACTCCATACTACAGGCGTGGAGTAAAGAAGAACATAAACGAATTGAAAAGATTCATGGAATCGTACAATACAAACATTTGCAGGATTGCGAATGTCAATGTTGAAACGCTTGCGGTTATAACGCAAAGCATGGAAGACGATATTAAACCTCATATCGACAAATACGGGTTTGCCATAAGTCAGACGCTTTTAAATAATGGATGTTCAGGAGAACTGAACCATCTAATATCAATCGCTTCTACTATTGATATGTTATGCCAAACATCCAAGATTACAATACGTGATTTTTACATATCAATGCGAAAATTGGTCCCAATAGCTGTGAATCCTTTGGCTTGGCTGTCTATTGACAAAGCCATGTTTTACGCAAGAATGATAACGGATAATCTAACCCCAAAGGATGTAAGCATTAATTTGAACGATATACCTGCTATATCTACGGCATTTCAAGCTATTGCCAATAAAATGTTAAGTCCGGATGTGTTTGAAAAGGCGTTTAATGAATGCCTAACAAGATAGTGAAATGAAAAAGTTATTATACATAGACCTTTTTTGCGGTGCCGGTGGAACTTCTACCGGCGTGAACACAGCGCGTCTTCATGGCGAACAGTGCGCAGAAGTCATTGCGTGTGTCAATCACGATGCGAATGCCATTGCGTCACACGCTGCAAATCATCCGGACGCGCTTCACTTCACAGAAGACATCAGAACGCTTGAACTGTCACCACTTGTGCATCATCTTCAGAAGTGTCGCACGAAGAACCCTGACGCACTTGTTGTGCTATGGGCATCGCTTGAATGTACGAACTTCAGCCGTGCAAAAGGCGGTCAGCCACGTGACGCAGACAGCCGGACACTTGCAGAACATCTTTTCAGATACATCGAAGCAATAGCCCCCGATTATATTCAAATCGAGAATGTCGAAGAATTTATGTCGTGGGGTGAACTTGATGAAAACGGAAAGCCGGTGTCAAAAGACCGTGGCAAGTCATATATCAAGTGGGTGAACAACGTGAAGAAATACGGCTACAACTTCACGCATCGCATACTGAACGCAGCATACTTCGGCGCATACACATCGCGCAAACGCTTCTTCGGTATCTTCGCGAAGCATGGTCTGCCAATTGTCTTCCCGGTGCAGACGCACAGCAAGAAAGGCGAACACACACTGTTCGGCAATCTTGAACAGTGGAAGCCGGTACGTGAAGTTCTTGACTTCGATGACGAGGGAAAATCTATCTTTGACCGCCCGAAACCACTTGCAGAAAAGACGCTTGAACGCATATATGCCGGACTGATTAAGTTTGTCGCAGGTGGCAAAGACGCTTTCATGGTGAAGTACAATTCGATGAACCAACGCGGAAAGTATGTGCCGCCGTCACTTGACGAACCCTGCCCGACTGTTGCGACACAGAGCCGTCTTGCACTTGCATCAGTGTCGTTTTTGTCGAAGCAGTTCAGTGGTCAGCCTGACAGTAAGAACGTGTCTGTTGAAGAACCAGCAGGGACTATCACGACAATCGACCACCACGCATTTGTGTCTGTGCATTACGGCAACGGCTTCAACACATCATGCGCATCACCGGCGGCTACGCTTACAACAAAAGACAGAATGGCACTTGTGCAAGTCAAGCGTTTCATCGCGAATGAGTATTCAGGCGGCGGTCAACTGTCAAGCATCGAACAGCCGAACCCGGCTGTATTGACGAACCCTAAACAGAAACTTGTATCATGCAAGCGTTTCTTGATGAACCCGCAATTTGCATCGCACGGTGGGTCTGTTGATGCGCCTTGCTTCACGCTCATTGCGCGAATGGATAAGATGCCGCCCTACATCGTCACGACACAGACTGGTGACGTTGCTATTGAAATCTACGAAACTGACAGCCCGATGACGGTCAAAATCAAAGAATTTATGGCGATGTACAACATCATTGACATCACAATGCGTATGTTGAAGATTGACGAACTGAAACTGATTATGGGTTTCCCTGAAGATTATGAACTGATAGGAACACAAGCCGACCAAAAGAAATTCATCGGCAATGCAGTTGAAGTGACTATCGCAAGAAAATGGTGTGAAGCACTATGTGCAGAACTTCGCAGATATAGAACAAAACAAACAGCATAACAATAAATATCACAGAAGTATGGATAAAACGTACAATGTAGCCGAAGCAGTGCAGGCTCAAAAAGAATACTGCAAGGAATACGCAGCGAAGCACCCTGAAGATTGGGCTTCAAGCATGATGAAAGACGGCAAAGGTTTCGCACCTGTGAACGGCATTTGCTATTGCTGTCATCAACAAATCTATTCAGCAGAGGGACGCGAATACTTGGGTGACAGACGCAAGCCAACAGGTCGCATAAAAAGCGGCATCAGTGTAGAACAAGCACGCGCAGAACTGACAACAGGCTGTCCTTTCTGTCATCGCTCATTTGTCGATTAAAAACATCACGGATAATGAAACGAAAAATCAAATTCAGAGGCAAAGATGTGAAAACATCGCATTGGGTTTATGGTGCTTTTCACGAACACATAGACATTACCCCTGCCGCTTTTTACAAAGATGCCGAAAGCAGAGAAAATCACATTAAAGAACACACTCACTATCTGATTATGAAAGACGCATTTAGTGATTATTGTATGCCAAGAAACATACAGTGCTTTGATGTTACTTCAGAAACTATCGGTCAGTTCACAGGCTTCACAGATTGCGTCACACGCGAAATCTACGAAGATGACATACTTCACTTTGAACGATACGGCAAGAACTACACCGCGCTCGTAAAGTGGAATGATGAAGTTGGCGCATGGTGTATGCAGTTACGATACGAACCGCGCTGTGGTAGCAGACCTTTGAGCGAATGGCTGAATGAAGAACGTCTTGAAGTCATCGGAAACATACATGACAATCCTGAATTATTCACAAGAAACAATCAATAACATCTAAAAATTCAAAACAATGGCACAATGGATTAAGACTTCCGTTCGCTTTGATAAGACAATGGAAAACGGAGCAATCAAGAAAGTAACAGAACCGTATCTTGTTGATGCGATTTCATTCACAGAAGCAGAAGCACGTATCATCGAAGAAGTGACACCATACATCAGTGGTGACTTTGATGTGTCGGCAGTGAAGAAAGCGAAAGTGTCTGAAATCTTTTGGGACGAAAGCGGTGACCGTTGGTATCAGGTCAAAGCAACTTTCATCACTATCAACGAAAAGACCGGCGCAGAAAAGCGAAGCAAGACCGTCTTCCTGGTACAAGCAAGCGACTTCAAAGGCGCATACGACAACTTCATGCAGGGCATGAAAGGCACGATGGCTGACTTCGAGATTATCGGTATCACAGAAACACCAATCATGGACGTGTTCAAAGCGAAACTTGCAGAATGACAGAAACAGACCGGTGTATGAAGTCGTTGAACCGTACCGATGACTTCGCACCCGGTCACAATCAACAACAATAAATAATCAAACAGCAATGGAAATCAACGAATATCAGAAAGCAGCACTGACAACGGCTGTCTATCCCGAAGACAAGCGCATCATTTATCCGGCACTTGGTATGTGCGGCGAAGCAGGAGAAGTCGCAGACAAGGTCAAGAAAGTCATTCGCGACAACAATCAGAACTTCACAAATGACAGAAAACGCGAAATCGCAAAAGAAATCGGTGACGTTCTTTGGTACTGTGCCACCCTGTCGCACGACCTCGGCTTCAGTCTTGAAGAAGTGGCGCAGATGAACATCGACAAACTTGCATCGCGTCAACGGCGCGGAAAACTGTCAGGAAGTGGTGATAATCGCTAAACGACTATGGATGCAAGACAATTCTTTGAACTTGTCAGACGTATGCGAGCCTACCAGCGCGAATACTTCAAGAACCGGCGAAAATCAGACTTGCAGCAAAGCAAGATACTTGAAAGCAAAGTGGACGAAGAAATAAAGCGCGTGGAAGCGATTGTCGCGCTGCCTGACGCAATTCAGAAGCAGCCGAATATGTTTGACTATCCTAACAAGTAAAACAGCGGTAAATCGAAAATTTGACATTTATGAAAAGAAAAATCAATATCGTGGTATCGAAAGCATACCCGAAAGTGCATAAAAGGCACGGTGAGCCTACGCACTTCGCAGAAAAACTCGTCAACGGCGAGAAACTTCACACAATACGCAACAATTATGACCTGTGGGCGGTGAACGCAGAAAAGATACGTTCCGGCAATTACGTTCTGTCTGTGCGTCAATGGTCGGGCGTGCCGCGCCGGTCAAAGCAGCGTGAAGTCTATAATACAGACGAAGAAATCGGCGTTGAACACATCACGATGAAGTATTCTGCCGATGATGACAGTATTTCAGTGTGTGTCGAAGACAGGTATCTGTCGGCTGACGAAATCGAACTACTTGCAAGAAATGACGGTACAACCGTTGAAGACTTCAAAGATTGGTTCTTTTGGAAGCAACGCAACAAGCAAGACGCGACTTTCAACGGTGTCATCGTTCACTTCACGCCGATGCGATATGCACACGGTTCTGCAACGCTGATGAACGTCTGAAGCGTGTCCACTCTCACGCACGCACATACGCACGTGCGTGATAACTTCAAGATAATATATAATAATAACAGAAAAGATATATATAACGATATATCGAATAATAGTAGATAATATGGCAACTTTCAATCAAGCAACGGTCATCGGTTTTGTCGGCGATGAACCGCGCATCATTCAGACGCAAAGCAATACAGCAATGGCAAGTCTTGCAATAGCGACAACAGAACGCGGCTATCAGCGACAAGACGGTACGCAGGTCGAAGACCGCACAGAATGGCATAACATCGTATTCTTCGGCAAACCGGCTGAAGTCATCGGTCGCTATGTACATAAAGGGTCATCGCTTTTCGTTCAAGGGAAGATGCGCACAAGAAGTTATGAAGACAAAGACGGCATCAAGCGTTATGTCACAGAAATAATCGGTGATAACTTCCAACTTCTTGATAAAAAAACAAACACATCTGACGTTCAATCGAACAACAGCGTGTCTTCGAGTCAATACAACGGAAATGGCTATCAAGCATCACAAGCACAAAGCCCGAACAATGACGATTTACCGTTCTAAATCACCGTGACAATGGTACACATAGAAAGTAAGATACAACGGGCGTGCTTCACGTGGTTCAGACTTCAGTTCCCTGACCTCGCAATGCTGATGTTTGCTGTGCCGAATGGCGGCTCACGCAGACGCATCGAAGCAAAGATAATGAAAGCGGAAGGTGTGACTGCCGGTGTTGCTGACGTGTTGTTCCTGTACCCGAACAGCGAATATCACGGCTTGTGCATTGAGTTCAAGACAGAAAAAGGCAGACAGCAGCCAAGTCAGAAGTGTTTTCAGCAAGCGGTCGAGGCGCAAGGCTTCAAGTATGCTATCGTGCGAAGCGTTGAAGACTTCATCGAACTTGTCAAGAATTACATCTATCAGACCCGAAAAAGGTGAAAATTCTGACATTTTATTATTTTTACCCAAAGTGGTGTCTAATAAACACTGCTTTTTATTACCTTTGCAGTATGCAAAAGACGTGTTCAGTCAGAACATTACGCTTTGACGGCATCAATTTTTTGCAGTCATTAAAAAATATCATCATCAAAAGCAGAACGCAATGAGCAAAGAAGACTTCAACAAAGAACTGATAATGCTTCCTCTGTCGCAGATTGAACCGAACACGGGGCAACTTGACGGACTGCCGCAGAACCCACGTTCAATCAAGAAAGCGAAGTTTGAGAAACTGAAGAAGAACATCGAGGAATACCCCGAAATGCTTGCATGGCGCAGTTTGCTTGTCTATCCTATCGGCAAAGGCAAGTACATTATCATCGGTGGCAATATGCGCTACAAGGCTATGCAAGAACTTGGGCACACAGAAGCACCGGCGGTCATCATACCTGTTGATACGCCTGTTGAGCGTCTTCAGGCATACACAATCATCGACAACAACGGTTTCGGTGATTGGAATTGGGACTTGCTTGCAAACGAGTGGCCGGACGATATGCTTGATGATTGGGGGCTTGACGTTCCGACTAAAGGAGAAAAGAAAGACTTATCAGCACAAATCGGTCAGTCGTACAAGATAGAAATTGACTGTGCAGATGAAGCAGAACAAGAAGAACTGTATAACGCACTAAAAGACCAGGGATATTCATGCCGAGTTTTGACATTGTAAGAACATCACAGCCGACTGATAGTTTTCGCGTGCAGTCTATCATCGGAACTTACGACCTACAACAGCAGCACGTCACAGAACACTTCACAGGCAACATCGAACTGCCTGACAAGTGGAACATCGGTCTAATTGTTGGGCGCAGTGGTAGCGGAAAGACTACTATTGCGCACGAATTGTTTGATGCAGACATCATCAGTGGCTTTGATTGGACGCACGACAACATTCTGGACGATATGCCAAAAGAAGCGACCGTCAAAGACATTGCGGAAATGCTGACGGCTGTCGGCTTCAGCAGTCCTCCAAGTTGGCTTAAACCGTATGCAGTTCTGTCGAACGGAGAGAAGATGCGCTGTGACATCGCACGCGCAATTCTTGAAAAGCGCGATATGTTTGTCTTCGATGAATTTACTTCAGTAGTTGACCGTAACGTGGCGCGTGTTTCATCGCTTGCCATTCAGAAAGCAATCAGGCGGCAAGACAAGAAATTCATCGCAGTGACGTGTCACTATGACGTGCAGGACTGGCTGATGCCCGACTGGGTATTCAATACAGACGATATGACGTTTCAGTTGCTTGACGCTGAAGCGCAAAAAAAAAATCGACCAGGACTGTGCATCGAAATCTTCGAGACCAAACGCAAAGAATACTTTTGGAACGTCTTTAAGAAGCATCACTATCTGAGTTATAACTTCAATCATGCAGCACGTGTCTTCATCGCAACGTGTAACGGTGATTTATGTGCTTTTTGTGCAGCACTGCCGTTCCCACACCCGATAAAGAAGAACACTTGGAAAGAACATCGAACAGTAGTATTTCCCGACTTTCAGGGCGTTGGTATCGGCACAGTCTTCAGTGACGCAATCGCAGAACTATTCAAGGAAGAGGGAAAGACATTCATCAGCACGACATCAAACCCTGCAATGATACATTCACGCGCAAATAACCCGAAGTGGAAGACAACGCGCATCGGTCGTGTTTCCGGTGGGGTGCGCACAGCGAAGTTGAAAGGGTCTTTTTCGCGCAACCGCCTGACCGTGTCTTTTGAATACATCGGTCAGATAGAAGTCGCAACATCTAAAAAGTAACAAGATATGTCAAAGTTTTATCCTGACACAAAGCGGCTTTTTGAAAATCTTCGCGGTCGTAAAGCACGTTACTCGCCTGAAGACCTTGCTGAAGAGTTCAAGAAGTACATCGCAGACCTCGAAGAAAATCAAATCGAAGTCGAAACGAACTATCGCTATCAAGCGAGTGATGACGTGCGCCGTCAGCAGAGAAGAACACAGAAGTATGCCCGACCGCCGAAGATACTTGACTTTGTGACCCGGTGGCTCGGCATGACGCATCAGTGGTGGTATTCGCTACCTCACGGCAAACGTGGCGCAGACTATGAAGCAGTAATCGAGCGCATCACACAATACTGTTATGACACCAAGTTTGACGGTGCGGTTGTCGGTCTGTACAACGCGAACATCATAGCGCGTGACCTCGGTCTGAAAGAAAACATCGCAGTGTCAAAGCATGGCGCAGACGAACACATGAGCGAAGAAGAAATTGACGCAGAAATCAAACGTCTTGAAAAGTTGGATAAAGAATAAACTTCACTGACATCACGATATGGCATTGACAGCGCAAGAAAAGAAACGGCGAATAATGAAACTTCGGCGCACGAAGCTACGGCTGAACGCTCCGAAGCAACTGTCATCGTTTCTTGCTTACGCGAACCCGAAGTATCAAGCAGAGTGGTTCCACAAAGTCATCGCAGACTACTGTCAGCAGTTGTATGAGGGCAAAATCAAGAAGTTGATGCTATTCATGCCACCGCAGCACGGTAAGTCTGAAATCATATCGCGCAACTTTCCGGCGTGGGCGTTGGGGCGTGACCCCGACTTGAAGATTGTCGGTTCATCGTACAGTGCAGACCTCGCACAGCAGTTTTCGCGTGCGATACAGCGCACGATTGACAGCGAAGAATATCAGGCAATCTTTCCCGAAACGTATCTGTCAGGAAGCATCACAGAACGCAACAATGACGTTACGACACGCGGCTATCTTCGCAATGTTGACTACTTTGAAACTGTGGGACATCGCGGCTTCTATAAAGCAGTTGGTGTCGGCGGTGGTCTGACAGGTACGCCGGTTGACATCGCGATAATTGATGACCCGGTGAAAGACGCGACTGAAGCATACAGTGCGACATACCGTGAACGTGTGTGGAATTGGTACAACACGGTTCTTTCGACACGTCTTCATAATGACAGCCGTCAGTTATTCATTATGACGCGCTGGCACGAAGATGACCTTGCAGGACGATTGCTGAAAGCAGAACCCGATGAATGGACTGTCGTTGTCATTCCGGCTATCTGTGAACAGGAGCATGACGGCGCGTTGAACAGTCCCCGGCATATCGGTGACGCGCTGTGGCCGGACAAACATTCGCTTCAGAAACTTCAGAAACAGAAGAAGCGTGCGCCGCGTGAATTTAGTGCGCTGTATCAGCAACGACCGACTATTGAGGGCGGTAATATCGTGAAGCGTGATTGGTTTCGCAAAATCAGTCTTGCCGAATTTACTGCACTTCGCTTCCGTGAACCGATGCACTTCTATCTTGATACGGCATACAACAAGAAGAAGCAAGGGCGAGACAACGACCCGTCAGGTGTCCTTGCAGCGTGTCGCATCAATCAAAGCATATACTTATATGACGCGCAAAGCGTGTGGAAAGAAATGCCAGACCTTTTGCGCTTCTTACCCGAATACATCGCCGCTCATTGTGGCAACAATGAGTCTGTCTTGCACATCGAACCGAAAGCAAACGGCATCAGTGTCGTGCAGATGCTCCGCGAAGTATCTACACTGAACGTCACTGAAACGCCTGTGCCTGTTGATGACAAGGAAGTCAGATTGCGTGTTGTCTCACCGCGCATTGAGTGTGGGCGTGTCTTCATCGTTGAAGGGTCTTGGAACGATGACTTTCTTGACCAGGTGTGCGCCTTTCCGGCAGCATCGCATGATGAATTTGTCGATATACTCGGCTATGCAATCAATGACCTTTATGAAGACGATGATGACATAGATTATGACAACATCAATATCGTCTAACATTCAAAAATCAAATCAAAATGGTATTATTCGACATCTTACGAAATTCGATGAACTCAATTCTTGGCAGAAAGCAAGAATTTGACGAACTACTTGCAATGGGTGACATTGACGCAGTGCGCAGTCAGATGACAACGAACGGTGCAGAAGCAATCGCGGCACTGAAAGAGTACAACACGCAGACGCATAGTGTAATGCTACGCGAAGACAAAATCTTGACAGACAAGAAAGGCAATATGCGCAAGAAAGTCAAGGTCGCGAAGCTACCAATTCCCTATCAGCAGTATATCAACGAAATCGCGCTTGTCTTTATGTATGGCAGACCGGTGAAGTGGTCGCAACTGTCAGACGGCACAGATGCTGTCTTCGATAAGTTTCAAGACGTGCTGAAGCGCACGCGCTTTGATAGCAAGATACGCGAGTGCAAGCGTCTTGCCGGACGCGAAACAGAAAGCGCGATGTTGTTCCGTGTCTTCAAGGATGACAAGACCGGCGAACCTGATGTGCAGATACGTGTTCTTGCCAAAAGTAAAGGCGATGACATATACACACGTTTCGACCAATACGAAAATCTAATCAGCGTTGCATGGGGCTATCGTGTCAAGGAGAAGCAGAATAAAGTCGTTGAACACTTTGACATCTTCACGCCCGAAGTCATCTATCGTTGTACGCATGGTTCGCTCGGTTGGGACGTGCAGGAAGAAACGAACTTCATAGGTAAGATACCAATCATCTATTTTCAGCAAGAAAAAGAATGGAACGGCGTTGAAGCCCTTATCGAGCGCGAAGAACATATTGCATCACGCACAGCAGACACAAACGACTACTTCGCGGACCCGGTTGCAGTCTTCGATGCAGATGCAATCAAGAACCTGCCTGAAAAAGATGCTATCGGCAAATCGCTTTATGTGAAGTCAGGTCTGAAGACAACAGAAGCAATGCACTATGTCACATGGGACAGTGCGCCGGAGTCAAAGAAAGACGAAATCGAATGGCTGCAAAATCAGATATTGACAAATTCGTTCACACCACACATTACACTTGACACACTGAAGTCGCTGTCAACACTATCTGCAAAAGCACTTCGCACGGTGATGATGCTTGCAGACATTAAAGCAGCGAAGCGAAAAGAGAAGCACGATGAACTTCTTGACCGCACGGCATCGCTTGTCCTGGCAATCATCGGCAACGTGCTTGATGTGTCGCTTCACTCGCAATGTGAAGAAGCAAGTATCGGTCACGAATTTCAAGAACCGTTTGGCGAAGATGTTTCTGATGACCTGAAAGACATTGCACAGGCACTCGATGCCGGTATTCTTTCAACTGAAACAGCAGTCGAAATGAACCCGCTTGTCAAAGACGTAACACGCGAAATGGAGCGTCTGAAAGCAGAACAGGAAGAACGCCAACAGCAGCAAATGTCAATCTTCGGCGATGCAGCCGGTGCCGGTGCGCAGTCATTCACAGACGGCAACAAAGACGAAGAAGATGATGAAGAAGACGGTGACGGCGATGAAAAGAAAGATGAAAAGAAGAAAAAGAAGTCTGACGAATGATGAAGCCTGTCATCTGTAAACATACCAAAGAAACAAAACGCGGTGAAGTTACAACAATCACCGTTTTCGGTGTACCTGTCTTTCGCAGTGTCTATGTAGGTGCTGAAGTAAAGAAAATCAGACCGTGTGGCTTCACAGCATACGCATCTGATGCACCTGTCGAAGACAATGACGATGATACAGAAGATGATGACGATGACGAACAATTCATAATTCTACCCTATGACAAAGAAAAGTGACAACGACCAAAGACAAGGTGTTCTTGCACGCATCAAGCGCACCGAAGCGTATGCAGAGCGCGTGCGCACGTTGTTTGCGGCCACCGTGAACGAAATACTTGCTTTGAATAAAACGATGCCGGAACTTGACGAGGGTGAAATGTTCTCGTTTGATGCTGCAAGCATGAAGAAGCAGCGCGAAGTCGAGCGTCTTCTTCGACAACTTCACAGCGTTGCTACAATGGCGATACAGTCAGGCATCAAACTTGAATGGGCGCAAGCGAACGCAGAATGTGATAAACTTGTGCAGTCGTGTTTCGGCAAGAAATCACTTGAAACACCTGAATTTACAGCGTGGACGCAGCGAAACGAAGCAGCAATGGCGGCTTTCATCGCACGCAGTGAAAAGGGTCTGAACCTATCGCAGCGCGTGTGGAAGTCGTGCCGGCAGTTGCGCGATGAAATGGAAGTCGCTATCACTGTCGCTGTCGGTGACGGTACTTCAGCAGCTTCTATGTCACGAAGCGTGCGAAAGTATCTGAACGACCCCGACCTGATGTTTCGCCGCTTCAGATACAAAGACCAAGAAACCGGCGAATGGAAGCGCAAGTGGAAAAAGCGTGTCATCGGAGAAGACGGTAAAGTGCATTTCATCGACTACGACAAAGACAGTTATCAGGACGATTGGACGGGTCCCGGTTATTACAAGTCATCAGCACAGAACGCTATGCGTGTCGCACGCACAGAAACAAACATCGCATACAGACGTGCAGACCATGAGCGTTGGCAACAAATGGACTTTGTTCTCGGTCAGCGTGTGTCGCTGTCACACAATCACCCAAAGAAAGACATCTGTGACAAGTTAGCCGGTGACTATCCACCCGATTTTGTCTTTGATGGTTGGCATCCTCAATGCTTCTGTATGGTTACGCCAATTCTTATGGACGAAGACGAAATACTGAAGATGAATGAAGCGATGCTTGAAGGTAAAGAATACAAGCCACGCGGCAAGCGCATCACGCAGTACCCGGATAACTTCAAAGAGTGGGTGCGCAACAACGAAGAAAAGATACTTGCTTCACACGACTTCGGTTCTGACCCATACTTTGTTCGCAACAACTTCAGTGCAGTGCAAGACATTCTGAACCCGAAGAAGCAGTTGACACCGCTTGAAATTGCCGAACAGCGTCACGCGAACCGCACACCGGAACAGGAAGAAGCGATACGTCTGAAGTGGCAAGAACGTCAAGAACGCATCGCTGAAGAAAAACGTAAAGCGGAAGCGGAACGTCTTCGCATCGAGCGTATCAATAAGACAGCGCAGAACGTACTTAAAACAGCGACCACGCGCTTTGCAGACTTCGGTCTTGATACTGTCGCACTCGAAGCAGCGGTGCAGTCAGGTGACACGGCAATCATCAATGCCGAAACACGTGCGCTCGCACAGGCAATGGCGAAGAAACAACAACAAATCAAGCAGACGGCGAACAATGTTATCGGTGTGACATCGAAGTACAAAGACTTCACCGTTGACACTGATGCTGTCACTTCGCTGAATGATGCACTGAAGACAGGCAACCTGTCTGCAATCAACACGCAGACACGCGCACTTGCACAGCAGATTGTCGCTATCAAGAAGCAACTTCAGTCAATGTCTTCTGTCATACCTAACGCGAAGCAGTGGTCAGACCAATTCACGGTTTCAGAACTTCAGGCAGCACACGATGCTGTACAGAACAAACTTGCACAGATTGCATCTTTGCCACTTGATAAACAAATCAAGAAACTTGAAAACGAAATAAAGTATGTATGTGACCCGACATATCTGAAACCACACAGCATTTATCCGACATGGAAAGTATCTCAGTCGGCATATATGCAAGAACTTGCAAAAATAAAACATCAACAGAAAGTCAATGAACTGACTGCAAAACTTAATGTGCTGAAGACTTATCTCGCAGCGCATACTAAAGCGACCACACTTGCAACACTGATAAGTCAGGCTGAAACAAATCTTACAAGTGACAATTTGTGGGAAGCAGAAATGTATGTTAGTGAAGCAGAAAAGAAAAAGACTGCACTTGAAGCATCACAGGCACGCCGCGATGCAAAGAAAGGCAAAGGTGTTACAAACCTCAATCAGATAGACTTTGACGATGATACACGCACGCAAGAACGTAAAGATGCGGCGAAATGGTTCAAGAACGATGATGATGCAAATGACTTCTACTTCGATGAAACGAATACAAAAGCGCAATGGCTTGCAGCTTCAACAGAAGAAAAGAAAGCATTGCATCAGTACACAGCCGGAAGTTCTTACATTACAGAACCGCTTCGAGCTATTAAAGGATATTATCATTACTATACATCGCGAAAAGACGAAAGTGAAAAAGATGTTGAACAAATGACAAATATCATATCACGATGCTATTGTACGCATGACATTTGGATAAAACGCGATGAAGGTGCTTGGTGTGCTGAATATCGTTGGGGTATTCCTGACCTATCAGCCTATGAAAGTAAACCGTCAGCACTTGTCGGTCGTATCGGTGTCGATGAAAGTTTCATGTCCTGTGGAAACAACAAAAGCACTTATTTCGGTTCAAAGCCTGTTATTCTGAATATATACTGTCCGAAGCAAACACGATTGATATATGCAGAACCGTTTTCAGAATTTGGCGGGAAGCACGACAACGGAACATACACGCCTGGTAAGTCTTGGAACGGTGCATCGAAGCCAATAACAACGCATGAAAATGAAATTATTCTGCAACGTGGAACTCGTTTTCGTATTACAAAAGCAGAATTTACAGCAGGTAAGTGGTATATAGACTGTGAAGTGTTGTCGCAATATACTCGACCTATTGAAAGTTTTGAAGTTGGTTCAGGTGGATTTTATTGTAAGTTCAAGTGAAAAAAAGAAAGCTGTGTCGCAATGAACGATGCAGCTTTCTTTTGTAAAATAATTGGTTCACGAAAGCAGTTCTTCAATCATAATGCTTCTTGTACCATTTCTTGAACGCATCAACATCAACACGGTCGTTGTACTGTGTGAAACGATTAAACAGAAGTGCTTTCAATGTAACTGGCACATCATCTGTTTCGCAAAATGAAGTCAAACCGAACGTGATATATTCGTCAAGCAATGTGTCAAAGTTACTGTCTTCAGCGCACATTCTATCGACCCACATTTTTTCAATGTTGAACAAAGTCTGAATGTCTGTATCTGTGCTTTGACAGTTCTTTTCGCCGTGATAGTACCGACAGAACTTCAGTAGATTATCATTTTTCATATTTCTTGATAATGTTTATAATGTCTTCCATGTCTTCAGTAGTCAGAGAATTGACCTTTTCAAAATACTTGAAGAATTGGGAAATCGTATTGCGTAAAGAAATGCGATGACGTTCCTTTTCACGGTTTTCAATATCTTCTTCAGTGGCAAGTCTGCAACTTCTATAAGCGTCACCAACCATAGAACCGTCTTTCTTCCAAAAGCGATATGTGCCAACTTCAAATTGTTTCGGTGTTACTTTTGTAACCTTGTCAATCACTACTGAATTATACCAATCACCTGACGAAAAGATAACAGTATCACCAACTTTTATGTTTTCTAAATTCTGTGCCATTTTTTTATTTGCAGACTAAATCATCGTTGAGTAAAATTGATTTATGACTTGTTTCAATTCATCAGGCAAGTATCTGAACGCTTGTTCTTTCAGTTCTTTAGGAACGCCCCACAACGCTTCAGCCATTGAACCGACAATCGCAGCAAGTGTGTCGCTGTCACCGCCGTATGCAACCGCGTTGCGTATTGCATCTTCAAAACTATTGCTTTCCATGATGATAGAAACAGCAAGAGGAACACAGCCTTGACACGTCACATCGAAGAAACCGCGTACAGGTAGATGATTGTACCAATCTTCGCCGTAATATGTCACGATGATGCTTGCGGCATGGTTCTTTGCCATTACTTCATTATGACACATGACACAATGCTGAATTTCTCGAATGACGCGAACAGTCACAACGGCACCGATGACACCTTCAGCATGATTGTGCGTGCAAGCAGCACTGTCATACGCAAGACGTATCGCTTCAGCATCAGAACGCGCTACAAACGCACAAGGTGATACGCGCATCGCAGAACCATTGCCGAAACTGTTGTAAGGTTCATGTGTCGAAGAATGAAGCCAAGCGTTGAATGAACCGCCGTATGCTCCCATTGGGTTTGGGTACTTGTGACACCAATACAGAAGGCTATCTTTGAACGACACGTCTTTCAGAATTGCATCTGCAACAGCAATCGTGCAGATTGTGTCATCAGTGAAGTCACAGTCTTTTGTGAACAACTCGAAATCTTTTCTGTCGGTGTTGTTGAACTCGAAATGCGACCCGACAATATCGCCTATAATTGCACCTGTCATGTGGATTGTCTTTTGTTAGATTGTGATTTTGTTAAAAGAGAACTGATGCGCACGGTGCAGTGTTTGTTTTCATAGAAGTCACGACCGCGCAGCGCATTTGTCAGTGATTTATACTTGATGCCAACAGCATCTTCAGAAACGTGGTCGAAGATTGCTTTGATGCTTCCAAGATAGAAATCACATTCGCCGTCAATCGGTATCTTCATGTGTAGATGAACGATTTTTTGTGTAGCCATATTGCGTTGAATTTAATAATGCAAAGTTACGGAAAATCCCGCGATTTGGTGCGTTTACTTTCAAGAAATGAAATATTTATCACGTGAACACGCCAAAATCGCGAGGGAACGCTACAATGTAGTCTTGTACTTCTTTTCCCAATAGTTGCGTGTCGCTTCTTCAAACAGTTCTGTGTCGATGCGTATCTGTTCTCGAAGCCAATCAAAAGCATCAGAACCGAGATTGTCTTTCAAACGCTGAAGTTTGTCGCTATCGGCTTCGCCTGTAAGCGCACATTCTATGTCATCGCTCAACGCAACATTATCATTTGAATAGTAATCAGGCAAGTATTTGAGAATGAAGACCCACAAAGAACCCTCATAACTTGCAAGTCTGTCAAGTTCTTTTGCGGAGTATTCAGTGCAGTCTTCGATTGTTTCATAACTTATTTCATCAGTGCTTTCGTCTTTGATGCGCCAACGAGATAGGTTAACGACTTCACCTGTCTTCTTCACGATTGCTTTGTCAATTCCGTGTACTCTCATATCTGTATCAGTCTAATTGTTCAGAATTGATGATGACAGCATCGCCAACGATGAAGTCACTGTCAAAGATTGCTTTCATGCTGTGAGCGATGACAGACGCTTCTGCATTGTGTTCCAAGTTATATAACTTACCCATTTCGTTGACAATCATGCACTGATTGTGCTTGTCGTTAAGTCTGATGACTTCGATGTAACCGCCGACAAGTTCTTGCAGCTCTTCAAGTTCAAACTTCTTCCCGTTCTTTGGCGTGATGGTGTGCTTTGAACCGTCCGGCTTTATGATAAAGTTTTCTTTCATTGTGCAGTTGATTTAAGCACGCCTGCCGCGTTGACAGGCGTGCGATGATTTATATATTCAGATTGAATTGTTCGTCAAGGAAGCGTACCATTGCGCGGTTCTGTGGCATCAGTACCGGTATATCCATGCTGTCCGCTTTGTACAGGTCTGTTGCAGCGTTGTACAAGTCCCATGCGCTGATGCTGCCGCCAAGTTCTTGTGACTTCACCATAAGACTTTCTGTGAAGCGTGAAATCTGTGCTTGATTGAGGGGATAGACACGATGTTCCTTGATAGATGTGATGCTTGTGTCGCACTTTACACGGATAGCGGTAAGCATTCCGATGATGAGAAGCATCTGTTGCACGCCGACTTCGATTGACTTCATGCGCTCAATCTTTTCACGTTCGGTGACGATGATGTGACGTGCATCTAAAAGCCAAGACTTCACAACGTCTATGACTTGTGGGATTGTGACTGTTTCACCGCGACCGTTGCCTTTCTCGCTATATGTCGCGATGTACTTGTCAGCGCACAGCATGGTCTGATTGTGGCATATCTTAACCATGTTCCCGAAGCCGACTTGCACACCTTTCTGATGAAATGCGACTGCAAGGTTTGTCGTTTTTTCTTCATCATCGAAGTCTGTGATGCGAATGTTAGCGAAGACGCGGCGAAGTATGTGAGCTTCAACTGCACGCTGACCGTACTGTGCTTCAACTTGTGGAAGCAACACGACACCGGGTGTGTTTCTGTCTTTGTTCTGTGCAGCGAACAAGTCATACACTTCTACATTGTAGCCAAGTGTGTTGCACTCGTTGATGAGTGTCTGAAGCAGTTGGAAGTGATAGATGCCACGAAGCGGATTGCCGTAAACATCGTTTTCTTTGTGTGTGCGCTCAAGTTGGTCGAGCGTGAGGGTCTGAACCTTGGCTTTGTCAAAGTCAAACAGTTTGTTTTCGAGAGTTGTTTCTGTAACCATTGCGTTGATATTTTAATTGTTATACATTCAGAATTTATCGACTGACAGACCTTTCGCTGTCATTGAAAGTGAAAAACCGGCTGACACGAGTTTGTTGATGACAGATGCGTTGCTTTCGTGAATAAGTATCGCGTATGTGTGCGAATAGTTGTCTTTGACAGGCACGTTGAACGACACTTTGATTGAGTTGCTTTTGCTGATGATGTTGATTGCTTCAGCGATATATTCAGGTTTCATTGCGTTGTTGATTTAGAAATTGACTTTTTCAATTTTCAGATTGTCGTTGATGACAAAAGAACGACCACATTCACAGTTGATGCGTGTAGAAGTCACACTGACAACCTTTCTGACTACGTGCTCATGTGACAGTCTTTGCGTGCCGTCTGAATTACGACCATTTACGATGTCACCTGACAAATCGTAACGTGTACCGATGATAATTTCTGTTGCTTTCATTGCGCTGTATTTTCTTTATAGTGCTTGTTAAACATCTGATTTGCGATGCAAAGATATAGCCTATTTCCCGAATAGGCAACTTTTTTAGCAAAAAAATGGCAAATAAATTCCATTAAAACGCTTATAAAACGCGGTAATGTTTGTGGTGCAGTTAATTATGACATATAAAATATTTCATATTTTTGGTGTTTGATAGCCACTATTTCCGAAATAATGAGTACCTTTGCGCAAGGACTACTGTTTAATAAACATATCATTGCAATGAAAACAAAACTTTTAGAACAACTCAAAGCCAAGTGCAAAGACTTCGGTCTTACAAAGAAAGCACTTGAAGAACTTGCTGAACTCGGTGCTGCCAACCTGAAAGAAGACAGCACTGATGAAGAAATCGCCGCACAAGCGGACAAACTTGTTCCCTTCGCAAAAACTATGCAGGGAGAAATCACACGTAAAACAAAGAAGTCATCTGCCAAGCAATCTGAAAAGTCATCTGAAAACGAGGACGAAGAGGGCAACGGAGAGGGCGAAAGCGACAAAGATATGCCCGCTTGGTTCAAAACCTATCAGCAGAGCAACGATGCACGCATTGCGGTTCTTGAAAGGGAGAACAGCGACCTGAAAGCAGAAAAGGCAGCAACCGAAAGGGCAACCACAATCGCCGACAAGGCAAAAAAACTCGGTATTCCAGAATTTTTAGTGAAGCGTCTTCACATCGCAGATGATGCAGACGTTGATGCTGAACTTGCGAGTATCAAACAAGACCTTGTCAACAATTCTCTCATGCCCAAGGGTCAGGCGCATGAAGCCGGTAAGATTGACCTCACACAAGCAAAAGAAGATGCGAAGTCGTGGGCAGCCGGTCTTCCCGACTAACAGACAGACCTGAAGTTTCACAAAACAACAAATCACAGAAATGGCTATCACATTTGAAAAGCAGTCTTTCGGTGGACGATTCCCCGAAATTTGGCGTGGCGAATGTAAGATGCTGCCCGGCGGTTTCAAGCCTACACAAGAGTTTGCAGTCGGCGCTGTCGTTCGCCGTGCGACACCTGTCTTTGTCAACTTCGATGACATGAGCGCGACCGTGGCAAAGGTTGCGTCTGTGCTTGACGGAGGCACGACAACGAAAGTACGCGTGCCGAAAGGTCACTACTTCACAAAGGGTGACAACGTATTCAAACACGGTGACGCAGCACCCGAACTTGTCACTGTCAACGATGTTGACCGCACGAACACCGCGTATGACGTTCTTACACTTTCAAAAGGTATCACCGGCATCAAGAAAGATGACGTACTTATCGAGGGAAAAACTGTCGGCGATGGCGAAAATGCAAAAGTCGAAGCGGCTTGTGTTCCGAACATGGTTGTCGGTGCGGATAAGCAGTTTGACGGCAAGGGTCTCCCGACACTTGACGCAGCATTTGAAGCTGTCGTATTGTTCCCATCGCTTTTGTTCCCCATTCTTCCCGAATGGCTTCAGGGCGTTGCACTGAAAGACAACCCAAACATCATTTTCATCAAACAGTAAAGCATCACAACAATGGACGAAGTATTCTTCAGCTCTATCTATGGCGAACTGACACGCAACGTGCAAATTCGCTTTGACGCGGCTTCTGAAGCACACAAGCGTCTTTTCGACACTGTGCTTTATGACCGCTTCCTTGATTGGGACTTGCCTACAATCAGTCTCGACTTCGAGGAAATCATGGGTAAGTATAATATCACGATTGCCGCACCGACTATTGGTGAAGATGCGAAAGAGTCTATCATCGGCTCGGAAGGTCTTCAGACAATGCGTGAACGCATGGTAAATCATGCACTGACACTGCCGATGACCATTCAGACGTATCGTAAAATCCTCGCACTTCTTGACAGCAAGTCAATTCCTGACGCAGCAAAGAAACAGCAACTCATCAAACTGATGTGGGGTGACGTTATGACTGTTGTAGGTGCAGTTCATGGCAAACTCGACATGATTTTCTTGCGTGCGCTTTCAAATGGCGGTGTCTTCACTTTCGATGAAACTACCAACCCTGAAGGCGGTGTGCGAGGCACAATCGACTACAAGCAGCCGGGTGAAAACATCGCGACTGTCACGAAAGACTGGACACAGGAAAATCTTGAAACAGTTGACTGTTTCGAGGACATTCAGGCAATTCTTGACGCAGCACAAGACAAGGTCGTACTTGACAAGGTTCTGTGCGCACCGGCACTCATTTCATACATCTGCCGCAGCAAGCAGATGAAGAAGATGATTTTCGGCAGCGACAAGTCTTCAAGTATCTTGCTTCAGCGTGACTTGAACGAATGGATGCAGTCTAACGGCTTCCCTGTATTCGAGCCTATCCGCAGACAGGTACGCATTATCAACGGCACACAGGTAAGCACCTACACACCGTGGGTGAAAGAAAACATGGTCTTTGTTCCGGCCGGTAAACTTGGTGTCATCAAGACTGCCTACTCGAACAATGAAATCAAACCCGAACCCGGTGTTGCATACAGTAATCAGGGACGAGTTCGCGTGTCGCAGTGGGGCGTTGGCGAAACACAGGGAAGCAATGGCGTCGAATTTACCAAAGCAGAAAGCATTTCGCTCCCTGTCATCACTGAAATCAACGGCATCTACACTCTTAAAACGAAGAAATCGTGACGAACATCGAAGCATTGAGCAAACTATGCACCGCAATCGCGAACACATTCTATCCTGACAGCGCAGTGCTACGCTTTGCGTTGTTCAACGATGGTGTTGACGCAGATGCAGCAGCACAGCCGAAAGACCCGAAAATCTTTCGCTGTGCAGTTCCTCTTGTACGTGGCTATGTAGAAGCATCAAGGTCTGAAGGCTCTGTTTCGACATCGGTCATGCAAGATACGGTTGAAAAGTCGCTCAATTATTGGTGTAACATCTACGGTCTCGATGCTGATGAAGAACTCAGTGAAGACAAACGGACAATATCAGACGCAACAAATATGTGGTAAATGAGAACTAACGGCACACTACAATATCAGGTACTTTCGCCAGGCGGTGTTGATGACAACGGCGAACCTATCGCACCCACTGAAACGTGGAGCAATGCGATTGATTGCAGCATCAAAACAAATTCTGATAATCGCAAAGGTGCGTATGAAGACGGTGAGTTCAGAATGGCATCTTTCATCATTCTTCTTGAAGAAGATGCGAAGCAGAATTTTATCGGCATCAAGCGTATCAAACTGATGCGTGGAGCAGAAGCTCTTGGTGAATATCGCGTGATATGTAGTGAGCCGCTTGTGACACAAGGACGGTTTCAAATCATGGTCTGAAGCATGGCACAGTCAGTCAAATTTCACGGCAAATACAAAGGTGTTATCGTTTCACGCACCGATGTTAAGAAGTTACGCGACAAATTAGAACTTGGGCGCGGCAAACTCATAGACTTGCTTGTCAAGAATATGTGCTACATCGGCGAAACGTGCATCAAGATTGCACGTGAAACAGGTGACTACAACGACATCACCGGTAATCTTCGCAGTTCTATCGGTTACATCGTACTGTCAAACGGAACAGTGAAGCAGTACGGCGCACCGGTTCAGAAAAGCGGAAAGTCAGGTGACGGCAGTGCCGGAGTTGCAGCAGGCAATGAACTTCTTGACAAGTTGAAAACTGAATATCCATACGGTGTGGTACTGATACTTTGCGCCGGTATGGAATACGCGGCTTTCGTTGAAAACGTGCGTCACAAGCACGTTCTGATTGACGCAGAACTTGAAGCACAAAGATTGATTGACAAACTTCTTGGCAAAATGCTTAAAAGCGTATGAAGAAGACAGAAATACAGATTGAGCGCGACTTCTATCAGCTCATCAAGAGCAGTAGGCTTGGCGCGGAAATTCGCGGCACCGTCTATCGCAGTGAAATGCGTCCGGCTAATGCTATTGACGAAGACTTGATTGTAAAGTTTCTCGCCGGTACAGATGAACAGATACAGCGCGGCACGGTCATTCTCAATCTGTACGTTCCTGACATCAACTTCGCAGACGGGCGCAAAGTGGCTGACAAGAACCGTATCGGAGTGCTGCAAGAATTGATACGTGACTTCATAGATACGTGTGACGATACCGACTATTGGATAACGTCTGACGGCACGCCGTATTCTACGATGAACCAGGACATTGAACAGCATCTGATTGTTGCAAAGCTAAAATTTCAACGAATTTCATAAAACATTACAATCATGGCAAAAAGATTAAAGATTATTATGTCGTGGTCTGAATGTCGTGTTGAAGTCGGCAAGACTGGCGAGGGCGATGCGATGGCAACCGACCTTTACAGTGTTGGAACTATCAACGACAAATCGACCTCGCTTGCCACCGCTGACGGCGAAAGCCTTGAAGCGAAAGCATCTGGCGGCAAACTTGTCGCAATGGAAGAAGGTGAACCTGTCGCTACTATCACGACACGCGTCAAAGAAATGGACTTCGACACAGAAGGCTTCTTCACAGGCGCAGAAGTATCGGCTGACGGTAACGAACTTAACGTGAAGACAAACATCGTACAGGGTGAATTTTCCGTCAAGGTCACGCCGAAGAACATCGGTGCATCAGGTATCAAAGCACCTCGTTGTCATGTCAAATTCAGACCCGGCTCTTCTGAAGAAGAAGGTCAGTTTGTTGACCTAACATTCACTATTCAAGAAACTGAAAGTGGTTCATACTACAAGAAGTTTAAGGTGAAGAAAGATGATTGGGCAGACCCGAAGTTTGTCAAAGACATCGCAGCCGGTGCATAAAGACATCAGACGTGTGGAAAGACACCCTTTCGAGTTGGTAGGATAAACTCGCTTTGCGTCACAGCATAGTTGGTCATGCACGATGTGCGCACGCGAGCGGTGAAGCGTGTATGTCGGGACTTCAGTTCAATTCTGAATGACGCACTAACTGATAATCATTATCACAATGGCAACAGAATATACAACAATCGAAAGTCGCGTTGCTGCAACAATCTTGGAACGCACTGTCAGCACGCTTGAAATTGAGGGCGTGACATATAACATTGCGCCGCCTACGATTGGCACGCTCATCCTTGCATCTGAAATCGTGTCGTTTTTTCCAAAGATAGACGATGTAAAAGATGAACAGCGCATCTTCATGGCTTTGTTCAAAGCGAAAGACTTTGCAAAACTTGCTGAACTTGCCGCAGTTCTGATACTCGGTTCCAAGAAGCAGACAGAAGAACGTGAAATCGTTGTTATGAAGCGTCTTTTCGGCCTTATCAAGCGCAAGCATCGAATTAAGCAGACCGTTGACCTACGCGCAGAACTCGCACAGAAGATACTTGATAACGTGCGACCATCTGTGTTGTTTGAAGTCATTATCAAACGTCTTCGCGATAATGAGATAATGACTTTTTTCGCAATTACCACTTCCCTAAACGAAGCAAACATACTGAAGCCGACAAAAGCGGAAGTGGTGAAAGACTAAATGATAGTATTTGGGCAACAGTTCTCGGCATTGCTAAGACATTCGGCGTGACACCTGACTACGCACTTCACGAAATCAGTTTCACAAACGCGCTTCTATATTCACGCGCAGTTCCTATGCCAGGCGATGCTGAAGACAAGTCAGACGCGCCATTGTACGATGACAGTCTTGACGCGAACAACCCGAACAATTTTGAAGACTTTGAAGACGAAATTGATGTAACAGAAATCTAACAATGAGCGAAAACGGCGATTTACAGTATATTGCGGCGATTGACACATCAGCCTATGACGGTGCGCTTGACCACATGGTTTCAAGTGCATCTGAAGCATCTTCTGAAATTGCAAGCGAAAGTCAGAAGATAAACGACTTGCTGACTAACATTCCCGAAGTGAAGATTGATTTTCTTCAGAACATCAGCAGCGTTTCAGAAATGGAAGAGGGCATCGGTCAGGCTTTCGCGCAGATTGCCGGTGTCATTCGTGAAAATCAGACTGCAATCGGCGAACTGAACAGAATGTACAGCGAAGCAGTTGAAACCGCTAACAAATTTACCAATTCGCCCGTTGAACATCTTCGCACTGAAGCACAGGAAGCACGCAAGCAATCGAAAGCCATACTTGAAGTTATCAAGACACGCAAGCAAGCAATCGCGGCGGCCAAGGAAGAAGAAAAGGCACTTGAAAAGGAAACTAAGTCGCTGATTGCATCTGCAAAGGCGAAGTCGCAGAACGGCAGCGCAGCACAATCGCTGAAGAAACAAATCAGAGAACTTGAAGCAGAAGCGGCTTTAATGGTGAAGACGGCACAAGACGAAGGTCGCACGCTTGACCAAACGAAAGGTCGCTATCGTGAAATCATTGAAGAACTCGGTCGTTTGCGCGATATTCGTGGTGATATTCAGACAGCAGGTAATGTCTTCGCAAACGATGAAAATCAGATTGCCGGTGTCATTCAAGGTCTGTCAGGTCTGTCGGGTGCTTTCAGTGTTGCACAGGGCGCGGTCGGCTTGTTCGGTACAGAAAATGAAAAGTTGAACGAAATCATGCTGAAAGTGCAGTCGCTCATGGCTATCACTATGGGACTGCAACAGGTTCAGCAAGTTCTGAACAAAGACAGTACGTTTTCACTTGTCACACTTAACGCTGTCAAGAAGTTGTTCAACAAGCATACAGAAGAAGCGGCTGAAGTCATATCTGATGAAAATGCGGAAATCGCAGAAAACATTCAGAAGACACAGGAGGAAACTGTGCAGAAAGAAGCATCAGAAGCGGCTGAAATAGCCGACACTGACGCTACGATTGCGAACACAAGTGCTACTAAGAGTAACGCCGCATCACAGACACAGAAAGCGACATCAGAAAAGGCTGCAACAGCATCTACCAATGCACATACAGGCTCAATGGTCGGTGCTACTGTTGCAACAAAGACACTGACAGCAGCGACAAAGTTGCTGAAGATTGCGCTTATATCAACTGGTATAGGCGCACTTGTCGTGCTTGTCGGTGAACTTGTCGCAATGGTAGTCAACTTGTTTTCAGCAGAAGACGAAGCGACAAAGCGCACGCAGGACTTGCAGAAAATCAATGAAGAAGCGGCCGAAACATACATCAAAGAAAAAATCGCTCTTGAAGACAACATCAGGGCGTGCAAGACTTTTCACGGTACAAAGGAACAGGAAAAAAAGAAAGTTGACGAACTGAACGCAAAATACGGCGAAGCACTCGGCTATTATGACAGTCTTGAACAGTGGGAACGTGTTCTTGAAGAACGCGGCCCGGCATACTGTGAAATGCTACGCATGAAAGCGGTTCAGCAAGGTTTGCTGAATAAGTATGTTGAAGCCTATGTCGAAGCTCTTGAAGTCGCACACAAGGCTGAAAACGGCGAATTTGACCGTGGTTGGTACAATCCGGCACGTTGGTTCGGTGACAGCAATGAAGAACGCCGCGCCAACATGAAAGATGAAGCGCAGAAAGAAGCGGATTATTGGAAAGAAGCAATGGACGCACAGCGTGCCGACCTTGAAGCATATCAGAAAGCAAATCACTTCGATGTTGTTCACATTGACCCGAGAGCAAAGAAAGTGTCAGGAAGCGGCAAGTCGGGAGATACTTTCGACCCAAAGAAAGCAGCATCAGAACAAAAGAAACTTCTTGCTGAATATCAGAAAGCAGTCACGCAATACATCAAAGACACCAATGCAGCCATATCGCAAGCGGCTATTGACAGTATGGAAGAAGGCTATTATAAGGAAATCAACGTGATGTACAAGCAGATGAATGACAGAAAGACGGCTTGGCAGCAGCAGCTGATGCAACTTGCAACAGCATTACGTGACAACTCGAAAGCATATTATCTGACACAGAAAGGTGCTACTGAGACCGGTTGGGACGCATCAGAACAAGGCAAACGAAGCCTGACAGATTGGGCGAATGAACTTCTGAAAGACCCTCAAATCGCAGATAACTATTCGCAGGGGCTTCTTGACATCGACAACGCGCTTCAGAAAGGTCTTGCAGACATACGCGACAAGTATTTCAAGCAGCTTGTCAACGACTTCGGCACATACAATCAGAAGTTTGACCAACTCTCGATTGAATGGCAGAAGAAAATCGATTTTATCAGTTCGGCATTCCCGGACTTCTTGCCGGAAGCGTTGAAGCAAATGGAAGAAGAATTTTCAAAGTTGAAAACGGAAGACTTTCAGAAGACTATCAACTGGGATGTTGTGTTCGGTAACCTCGGAGAGCAATCACTTCAGTCGCTTCAGTTCACGCTTGACAAAGTGCGTGCATACTTCGCCCAAGAGGGAAGAAATATGTCTGTTGAACAAATCAAGATATTTCAAGAAGCCATTGAAAAAATGGAAGATGAAATCGCATCGCGCAACCCATTCACCGCGATGCACAAGTCTTTAACAGACATCGGTGACGCAAAGACAGAACTTGTCAATGCTCTTGCAGAACTTGCCGCAGCACAGCGTGAACTGACGGCAGCAGATGCCGAATATCGTGAAGCACTTGAAGCGAAGAACGCAGTCATTGAACGCATAGACAATGGTGAACTTGCACAAGACTGTAATGAACTGACAGAAGCGAATAGCCGTCTTGCAAAATCAACCACAACGCTTGCAAATGCGCAGGAAAAGAACTCAAAGGCAGAACAGCGCACACTTACGGCACGCAATCAGGTCACAAAGTCATACAAGACATTTGCAACAAATCTGAACACTGCCGGAAAAGTCGCTACCGATGTAGGCAAGAAAGCGACAAATCTTGCACGTGTCTTTAGCGATGATATTGCAGACGGTATGGAAAAGGCTCTTGACTGTATTGACGAAGTTCTTGACGCAACGACTGACGTTATTTCTTCAATCGGTGACGTTGGCAAATCTGTCGGTAAGGGAATGACCGAAACTGTTGACGAAATGGGTAAAGCCACAGAGTCAACAGCACAGGCAACAGCGACATCAATCAGCACCGTTGAAAAAGCGTCTGTCATTCTTACTGTCATCAGTGCAGCGTTACGAATAGCAACCGCAATCGCGAACCTTTTCAACAACGATGACAAGAAAGAAAAGGAAATCGAGCGTCTGCAAGAACGCATCGACCAACTGCAATGGGAACTTGACAATCAAGATGCAGTGCGTCTTCAGAAGAATGTCGGCAATGCGCTTGAACAGGTAAAGAAAATCTATGCTGAAGCAAGGCAAGAAGTTCTGAAACTTCACGGCGTAATGCAAAATGCAACATCATGGCAGAAGTGGATTGCCGGTTGTGTCTATCAGACAGAAATCTATGCGAAGACAGTTGAAAAGATTGCAGACTATTGGGCTGCCGCCGGGTACATGGCAGACAAGGCACTTGGCTCGAAGCGTTACGATGAAAGCCGAAAGCAACTTGAAAACCTTGCTGAACAACAGTTGCTCGTTCAGAAACAGTTAAACGAAGAAGAAAGCAAGAAGCATACTGACAGTGGAAAGGTTCAAGACTACAAGAACAAACTTGCTGAACTTGCTGAAGAAATGGCTACGCTCATCAACGATATGCTTGAAGACATCATCGGCGAGTCTGCCGAAGGTATCGCGAAGCAACTTGGTGACGCTTTCTTTGAAGCAGTGAAGTCAGGTGAAGACGCAATGGAAGCATGGCGCAACAAGGTCAACGAAATTGTGTCTGACATTTTGCGCCGCATGATGATACAGAAGTTCCTTGAAGAACCTATCGGGCAAATCTTCGACAAGTATAAACAGCGTTGGTTCGGCACAGACGGACGCTTCAGAGGCATTGACAGCGTTATAGGTTCTATGGATGATTTTAGCAACGACTTGAACGCAGTCGGTTCATCATTCAAAACGATAATGGACGAACTACCCGATGAAATCAAGAAGTATTTCATCGGTGACGAAGAACGCCAAGCATCAGAACGAGGTATCGCAACAGCATCGCAAGACAGCGTTGACGAAAACAACGCACGTCTAACAACGATACAGTCGCATACATATACGCTTGTGCAGGGTGTAACAGAACTGAACGCAACAGGAAATCAGATACTTGAAAAACTTTCAGGCATCGAAGACAACACAGCAAAGACTGCCGAAACGCTTGATAATGTGAAAGAAGAAGTCAAGCGGGTCAAAGATGCGGTCGAAGAAATTACGACAAAAGGTATAAAATTGAAATCATAATCACCGCAATATGGAAAATCTTACACCGATACGCACCGAATGGCGCAAAGCAAAGGCACGTGCAGCGCAGTTGTGCATCAGAGCCGGACACGTGGACGCAGCACAGAAGTTGCGCGTTTGTACTATGTTTCACGGCGATGAAACGCTTGAAGAACTTGTCGAACTTCTTTTTACACCGCAGGGCATTGAATTTATCACAAGTTTCAACTTCCCTACACTGTCAATTTTTAGACAGTTCAAGAAGTATGACACGCAGCGTCTTGGTGTATTCATTGACGCTGGAGAAATCTCTCTTGAAGAAGTGCAGCGCGTCTTGCTTGTAGGAAACACTACTGCAACAGTGAAGTACAGCCAAACGCGAGCAAACAACGTCTGTGCGCTTCATGGTGCAACTGTAACGATTGATGCAGCCGGTTACAGCGTTGTTAAAGTGGACGCAGACAGACGTTCAACGGTTCATAAAATCGTCAAAGACCATGCTTTTGTAAGATGAAAAATAAGTTATTCATAGACGGACATGATGCGTTTCTTGAATACGGCGTATTCGTTGAACAGCGCGGCTTCAAGCAACTAATTCAGTTTGCCGCTTTCAAAAAGGTCGATGCAACCGATTGGCCGGAAGAAGACGGTGTTGAAGTTGACTTGATTGACCCGAAACTTGACACGCGCACACTTCAGATACAGTTCTGTATCACGAACATTCGATATGCAGAAGACTTGTTTGATGAACTATCAATCGGTGCGTATCACACATTTGAATTTCGCGAAATCAAGAAGACTTACCGTTTACGAATGACGCAAAACGGCGCATTTTCATCTTTCATCAAACTTGGCAAGATGACACTTACCTTTTCTGATGACTTCCCTGTAATTCCAACAGGCTCACACAAGCCACTTGATAAGACAGGCATCAGACAAGTAGGCTTTGAAGTTGACGGCATCGACATAAGTCAGTTTGGCGCATACGTTCTGAATGGTTCATCTGACAGCATACGCAAAGCAGCGAACACGAAAGACAACCTGAAAATATCAACGAAAGACACATCAGGTGTCTTTTATGACGCATCGGCAGTAAACTTCAAGTCGAAAGACGTGACGTTGAAGTTGCTGATTGATGCTCCTGACATTGATGAATTTTGGGCGCGATACAATGGATTGTTCGCTGTCGTTCTTCAGCCGGAAACGCGCAACTTCTATTACTCGGCACTTGGAAATGAATATGATTGCTATTACAAGAGCATGAGCGTGACGAAGTTTGATATATTACGAAGCGGCAAAGTATGGTGTGAGTTCAGCATCGTTCTGACATTCGTTAATTACAGACCTGTCGGACAATATATGCTTCTCGCGCATGAAGACTTCGCACTTGTCGAAGTGCTTCAGAACGGCGAACCGACACTGTTGCGCATCAGACCTATGCGCGGCATATCGCTTCTTGTGCATCAGAGTGGTGAATATGTCATCGTGGATAACGGCAATGACCAAGCAAAGATATTTCTTAACGATTAAAAATTAACACATGGCAGACCTCAGAAAACGAATAACGGAATTGCCTACCTCGACATCGACTGACGGGCTTTACACGCTTGGAGTCAATGCACAGAATGAGGGCGTGAAAATTCCAATCGGTGACTTGCTGAACGGTCTTCAAAAGCCGACACAAGACGCGCTGAAGACCGCACAGGCAGCCAACAAGACAGCCGGTGAAGCGAAGACGCTTGCACAGACAGCCGCAAGCAATGCTTCAACGGCGTTGTCAACAGCGAATACTGCAAGTGAAAAGGCAGACTCGGCAAATAGTATCGCGGAACAAGCGAACAGAAACGCAGATGACGCACGTTCCAAAGCAAATGAAGCCAACAAAACAGCCGGTGAAGCGAAGTCAGCAGTCGAAACTAACAGAACAGAACTTGATGACATCATCAGACCGCGTATGTTTATCAACGCGAAAGAACTTCTGTCTTTGACTTCTTCGACTACGCTTGCAACTGTTATCGGTGCGTTGTCGGCACACAAGGACAGCGCATTATTCAAACAACCCGGACTTGTCGTTACTTTCCCCGGAGAACAGGGGTGGGAGTCGTGGCAGTATGTTTTCTATCTAAGACCCGGTATGCAACCGCCACAATTCGACACGTTCTTGGATACATCAAGATGGCGTAAGTTCGGTGGCTCAGCATCTGTCGGCAACTGTTTCAACGTGACTAATGATGTGCCGCTGCAAATGGGTTACTACAACCTTGAAACAGCGATTGAAGTTGCTTATGACAAAGGCTTCCGAAATGTTGGTATGCAGATAACATTTGCTATCGCAGACAAGTCGTGGAAGACGTATCAGTACATCGGTGCAGACAGCAGCGAAGCGAACTTCAAGAACACAGGCAACTGGCTTGACAATGCCGGTATGTCTGCCGGTGACGAAAGTTTCATCATCATTGATGCGCTTTGTGGACCGTGTACGGCAGCAGCATATTACACGCTTGAATACGCTATCAACGCACTTGTCGCGAAGTCTAATGCAACAGGTATCGACTATCGCAAAAGCGGTCTTGTCATCAGTTATCAGACAGGAGAAAACACATGGGAAGCCAAGCAGTTCACGTCTTCTGTCGGCAACTTCGGTGAAGCCGGTCTGTGGAAAGACTTCGGCAACGGTGGTGGCGGTTCTAAAGTCGAAACGAAAGACGAACCTGAAGAAGACGGCAAAGACGCTTTCAGTACAGGCGGCGCATACGCGCACATTCCGGCAAACATAAACATCGACACTGAAACAGAAGGTGTCGTGAAGATGCAACTTGTCAATGCAGCCGGCGCAGCAGTTGGTGACGAAAAGCAGTTTGCAGTCGGCACAGGCGGTGGCGGTCAGACAGGTCTGATACTTGAATTTACGCCCGAAACATCACCGCTTTACGGACAGTCAGGCGGTACACTTGTCGTGAACGCTGCAATCACGCTGAAGAACGGTGCAGACTATGAAAGCGGCATCATCGAAAAAGTCGAGCTGTATGACCGCGACACAGAACAGTTGCTCGAAACATTCAGATTGAACAAAGCGACATCGGCAGATAAAGAAACTTTCGACTTCTCGTTTGACCTGTCACGCTACTTCAGTATTGCCGGGCAGCGCAAATTCCGTTTTGTTGCGTATGATGACAGCGACCGTACAGCGAAGCGCAACATCAACGTGACGGCTGTAGATGTGACTATCACATCAGAACAGACGCTGAATTACACCGCATCAACAGTCATCAGTGTAGGCGGTGTAGTAAAGCAGTTGCCGATGTATCGTTTTGCAAATAACGCTTCTGACAAAGGTATCACCTGTATAACTGAAATCTTCATCAGTGGTCAGTGGAAGACGCTCGGGACAGCAACCGTAAACGACACATACGCACACAGCATAACGATTGACCCGAAGAACTGTTGCGGTGTCGCTTTGAAGCATGGCGCATATCCTCTCCGCATACATGGCGAAGACGTGTCTTCAGGCGTTGTCGGCAACTATCTTCACACGGCTGTCATGGTCGTTGACCCGGCAAACACGACACCGATTGTCGTGACACGTTGGTACAGCGAAAAGAAAGACGGTGAAGTGAAGCAATACGAAACAATCAGCATCGACTTCGCAGCCTATTCTACACAGTCATCTGAAGTATCTGTCGAAATCTTTGAAAAGATAGGCACACAGACCACTATCAAGCGCACTTCGCTTGTAAGACGCGGTGTGACATCAGCATACATCCAGCGCGTGCAGGGTCACGCGATTGACGGCAGTGTGACAATAGGCTTGTTCGCACGCGCCGGCTCGTCCGTGTCGGAAACGGCGAACTTCAAGATTGTAGGAACACTTCTGAACATCGAAAGCGTCACGGCACAGCAGATGATTGACATCGACTTCAGTTCTCGCTCGAACAAAGACACAGACAAGTCTATCACAAGCAACGGCTACACGATGACTGTCATCGGCTCGAACTACACGACCAACGGCTTTGTCAAAGACAGTTACGGAAGTGAAGTGTATGAACAGCCGAATGACACAGGCGTAATGGCGTTGCGTATCGCAGAGAACGTGAAAGCAACGCTTGATTATGCGCCTTTCAACGTGTCTTCAATCGAAACGAACGGTCTTGCAATTCAGTTCCGCGTGCGCACACGTCACATCGCAGATGAAAACGCACGTCTTATATCGTGCATCGCGAACGGTTACGGTTTCTTTGTCACAGGCAAGCGCGTTGTCTTCACGACTGACAATGAAGAAACAGTCGCGCACACGATTGACGCGGCACTTGAAGAAGATGCTATCACTGACGTTGCAATCGTAATCAAGCCGACAAGTCAAGCACCATACGCCGGTATCGGTGTCGTTGAATTATATCTTGACGGTGAGTTCAGCGGCTCATGCTACTACGATGCAGGAACACTGACACGCCACGCGACACAAATCACGTTTGACGGTTCAGAAGCAGACCTGTATCTGTATAACATACGCGCATGGGAAACATACTACAACTTCGAGCAGTCTTTCAACAACTACTTGTTGAAACTTGCCGACACTGACGCGATGATTGTTGAATACAACTTCAATCAGGTCATGGCTTCACAGACCGCAGAGGGAAGACCGGCACGCAACATTCCGCAAATGTCAGCACTCGGTGAACGAAACATCGCGTATGCCGTTATGTGCAAGTCACCGAACACGGAGAACACGCCCGAAAACTATCCTGAATACATCGAAGCACTTGACGGTGACAAGAAGACACCTGTTGTTATGTGTTGGTACTTCTACTTCCCTGAAACGCCGTGGCGCAACATCGTTATCGAAGACACACCAACGACAAATCAGGGTACTACTTCCTCGATGCGTCCTATTAAAAATAAGAAAAGCAAGACGAAGAAAGCAGCGAGAATACGCATGATGTACGACCGCAGTCAGTTCACTGATGCACAGCAACTCTCAGAATATGATTTTGTCGCATCTCTCGCAGCAAAAAACAAGTTCCAAATCGTGCGCGGCACAATGCCGACAAACATATTCTGTATCAAGGTTGACTATTCAGAAAGCGGAGGCGCAAACAACGGCGGTTCTACGCAGTTGTATAACGAACTGTCACGCGCACTTGGTTCGGCATACATGACACCGGCACAGAACTTCTACACCGGCGAATACGAACTGAACCCTTGCATCAGTTCTATTCCGTTGGCACTGTATCGCACAGACGCAAATTCGCCTGACCCGACTTCGCCGTCTTACGGATATTTCCACGCAAAGGGAAACTTCAATCACGACAAGGGTGACGCGGCTGTATTTGGTTTTGAAGCGTGTCCAGGCTATAATGCGGACTGCCTGAATTACGGTGACTTCACTGAATACATAGCAGCACGAAACCAGACACTCGATGACTTTGCAGCATCTGTTGACAAATCTGAATGGAACACCGAAGACATCGTTGTTCTGTCAGAATTTTGTGGACCACTTCATAAAGTGTACCGCTATCAGAATGGCGCATGGACTGAAACAACAGGCGCAATGACTTACACCGGCGGTCGCTGGCGCATCACCGGCGATGTTGTCAACCCTGTTGAGTGCTACGAACTGAAAGCGTACAACGATATGGATTGGTTTCAGAACGTGTCAAGCATTGATGATATGTTGCGCCGTTCTGAAGACGGTGAACTTGTGTGGCTTCAGCAATTTGAAAGTCGCTATCCCGACAATGATGACCTGAACACAGCGTATGAAGACGGTCGCAAATTGCCGTATCGCCTTTATAAGTGGTTGTGTTGGTGCAACGAATGTAATCAGCACAAGACAGCGGCAGACGGCAACATCACGATTGACGGAAACAGTGTGCCGGGAACACCCGAAAACCGTCTAAAGAAGTTTGCGCATGAACTTCACACGGAAGCAAATCCGTACAGCGCAATCATGTATCACGTCTTCACAGACTACATCGCGGCAGTTGACCAACGAAGCAAGAACATGATGGTTGCTTTCTATCTCGAAACAGACGGCAATGTCAGAATGTATCTTAATCATCTGTATGACGGTGATACCATTCTCGGCAGTGATAACGACTGTGGTCTGACTATACCGGCAGAACTTGACCCGAACAATGACCCGAACGGTTACTATCAGGGACATGACAGTGTTCTTTTCGTACAACTTGCACGCGCAGAACACATTTGGCTTCAGACTTATCGCGCAGAAAGCGACACAGAAGACGCTACGCGCACAACTACTGTCGCACGAATTGCAGCGTTGATGCGCTCACAGCAGCTTGCATCAGGTTTGCGCCCGTTCTCGCCGCAGGGCATCGAAAAGTATTGGATAATCGACCGCTTGCAGAAGTGGCCGAAACTTGTGTCATCTTATGACGGCACTCGCAAGTACATAGAAAACAGCAAGGCATCGGCAAACTACTTCTTCGCGCTTCACGGTCTGTCAATTCAGCGGCTTCGCGAATACGTCAAGAAACGCTTCTTGTTCCGTGACGGCTTCTATAAGTGCGGTGACACATATTCATCTGCAATTTCGATGCGATGCACAGGTACGAACATGAACGTCACAATCAAGGCGGCAAAATCAGGTTACTTCGGTGTTGGCGTTGACCGTGCAAACGAAGCAAACGGTGGTTCTTGCTTCCTGAACGCAGGTGAAAGTCATACGTTCTACACGAACAACACGAACCTTGGCGGCGGTGTAATGATTTACATCTTCGGCGCAGACCGTATAGAAGAACTTGACATCAGAAACGCGACACCGAAACAGCAAGGTTGGGACATCAGCAATCTGACACTTCTGAAGAAACTTATCATCGGCGGTGCATCATACACCCCTGCAACATCTTCAGGCGATGAACTTGCTACGCTTGCACTCGGTCAGTTGCCTTTCCTTGAAGAAATCGACTTCAGAAACTTCCCGTTGAAGACTTTGGACGCGACATATTGTCCTCGCCTGAAGACTGTTCGAGGCACAGGCTCACAGTTGCAGTCATTCACACCGGCACTGACTTCGCCGATTGAAACGCTGCAACTGCCTAACACGATGACTTCGCTGACATTCCAAAATCTGCCTAAATTGACATATCCCAACGGCGGCTTGACAATATCAGGTTTCAGCAACGTGAAACGTCTTCAGATTGAAGCGTGCGCCGGCATTGATGCTTTCGCTATGCTTCAGGCTGTAATCAACGGCAACGCACATCTAACTGACATTGGCATCACAGGTCTTGAAGTCAACGCGGACGCGACTATATTAAGGCGGCTTATGGCTGACGGCACAAAGGGCATCGGTAGTGACGCAGACAGTGGTTGTGACGGCATCACAGGCTCATGGATATTGACGAAGTTGATTGATGACAACGAACTTGCACAACTTCAGTCGTACTTCAAGCCGTCTGACATCGGTCTTACCGTTCACAACGCGCAGTTCACAGGCGTTGTCTTCGATGACACTGTGAATGACCCGAAGAACATCACCAATCTTGACAACGGGACAACCGGCGAGACATACGAAGCAAGCGGTCACATTTTGCGCATACGCAAAGGTCTGATACCTGTCAAGGGAAAGACGAACAGCAGCGGTAAATGGGTAGGTGAACGCATCAGCGACTCACACTATCGTCAAATGCCTGACGGTACTGAATTTGACTACAAGGACGAACTTGGCACCGGTTTCGATGTAATGATGCGCTGTCCGCATCTGTGGTACAAGGGTGTGAACGACTTCAAGGCGCAGAAGAAGTACATCTTTTGGTCTTCGCTCACTACCGAACCTATCAGCACGGCACGCAAAATCACACGAAAGAAACTATCTGAAGTGCTGTATGAAGCCAACAAGACAATACAGACTACTGATGTTGTTATCGGCACATCTACGCTCGAAACAGAAGGTGTAATCGAAGACACGCCTAACTACAACATCTATCATCTGAACGTGTCAGACATGAAGCAAGTGCGTTGGCCGGGACTTAATCATAGTGTCATCGGAGCAGTCTTCACTGATGCTTCCGGCAAAATTGTCGGCACATTCAATCTTGCAGTGTCGAATACAATGTTTGACTTCCTTGAGGGTGACGATTATGTATTCTGCAATGTGCCTGATGGTGCTATGTCGTTTTATTTTTCATCAAAGGGAACGAACAGCGCACAAGAAGTCATCGCAGTTGACAGTACAGAAATCGAAGCGATTGAGCCTGATTGGGTAGAAAATAAACCGTGGCTTGTCGGTGTATATCACGCATCTGTTGACACGCTGATGCAACTTCGCAGTATCAGCAACGTGAACGTGCGCACCGGCACAGGTACATCTGTGACTTCTACTGAATGGCAGTATGATGACAACGGTCGTGTGAAGAACACGCCTGTCGGCGCACTGAATTACACATACAAAGACTTGCAGAACCTGGCAATGCGCCGTGGTGACGGTTATCAACTTATCGACTATGAAATGTCAAAACTAATGGCGATATTGTGGTTCTCGCTGAACGGCAATCGTGACGTGCAGTTGATATGCGGCTACGGACGCGGTTCAGGCGGAACAACAGGCAGTCAAGATGCAGTCGGTAACGCAGACACGAAGCGCACAACAGCGTCTAACGGTAACAAGATACTCGGCATTGAAAACTTTGTCGGCTGTACTTGGGAAGTCATGGATAATGTAGCAGTGAACGTCACTTCTTTCAAGTCATATCTTGAAAATCACGGTGTCGAAATTGCTACTGACCCGATTGATGCGAAGTGGCACATCTATGACCCTATCAGCAAGACAGAACGTGTCGTGCAGGGTGTGACAAACAGCGGTTATTGCATCGGTCGTGTTCGTAACGGACGTTTCTGTGACGTGATTGCATCGAAGTGTACATCTGACAACAGCGTATGGGCATCTAACTACTGTGACGGTAATTATTACAGTGGTAGCAGGTGCCGTGTCGTTGGTCGCTCGAGTGTCAACGCCAGCGCGTATGGCGGTCTCGTCTATGCGTACGCGAGCAGCGCATCCTCGTACTCGCATACGAATTTCGGCTCTCGGCTTGCCTTCAGAGGTGAAATCGAAGTCAGCGAATAAATCGGAAAGCGTGCGCGGCGCAAGACGCGCCCCCGTTGCGGTCAGCGACCGCGCACGTTTTTCATCATCAAAGAAAATGAAAACTTGAAATTGAATGAATGAAATAAAAAGGTAGAGGTTTCCAACGTGCCGTGTCGTTGGTCGCTCGAATAACAACGCCAACGCGAATGGCGGTCTCGTCTATGCGAACGCGAACAACGCATCCTCGAACTCGAATACGAATAACGGCTCTCGGCTTGCAAACAGAACAGAATACAGCAACAATTATCAATCGTTCCTCCGGCATAGCGTCACGCGCTGGCGCATAGTCGTGAACGAGGAAACCGAGCCTCAGTAACAGCATGACATCAGTCATGGAAAACTGAAAAATGACGTTGTTGGATGGGTAGTGATTGGTAGGTTAATTCTCGAACATCATAGACCCGGAGAACTGAAGGCATATATAACAACAGCACATGAAGCGTGACGGTTACATAATAGAAGAAATTATCGAACAGACGAACCTTGAAGAAGCGTTTGATGATGTTGTCAAAGGAACGCTCCGAAAAAGTTTGCCTGAAGGTAAATGGCTACTTGCACATCGCGATGAATTTCTGAAGTCAGTTAGTGAAGAAATCGTATCAGGTAAAATTTCCCTGATGCCGGTTCATCGCGCACCGACCGAAGAAGAATTGCGTACCGGCGGCTATCACGAAAAAGAAATCTGTGAAGCAGGAAAAAAGCGCCTTCTGCAAGTGTATTGCATGGCAGCACGTATCAAAATCAATGCTGTAATGCGACCTGTTGATAAACATCTTCGCCCTCGTTATATACGCACAACTTCAGCATCAATCAAAAAACGCGGAATGCACGACCTGATGCAGTACATCAGACGTGACATGAAGCAAGACACATCAATACTGTATTGGTATAAATGTGACGTAAAGAAGTGTTACGATACAGTGAAGCACGAATTTGTGTTGTATGCGCTTAACCGTACATTCAAAGACAAGAAACTTATCGCGATACTTACCGACTTCCTTGCTACGATGCCGGGCGGCGAACGTATGAGTATGGGGATGCGGTCTTCACAAGGTCTTGTCAATCATCTTCTGTCTGTGCATCTTGACCACTTCCTTAAAGACAGATACGGAGTGCGTCACTTCTATCGTTACATGGACGATATTGTTGTGGGTGCCTCAGACAAACGCTTTCTGTGGCTTGTGCGTGACGAAGTGCATGAACACATCGAAAGCATCGGTCAGACAATCAAGAAGAATGAGCGTGTTTTCCCTATCGAAACAGGTCTTGACTTTCTCGGTTATCAGATATTCACGACACATACGCTTTTGCGCAAGCGTGTCAAGAAGAACTTCTGCCGTAAACTCGCGAAAGTGAAAAGCCGAAAGCGCAGAGTTGAAATTGTCGGTTCACTGTACGGTATGGCGAAACACGCTGATTGCAAACATCTATTAAAGAAACTATTAACAAAAAAAGAAATGATTAAATTCAGTGACTTAAATCTGACGTACACGCCGAAAGACGGCAAGAAACGCTTCAACGGCGAACGTGTGCGCATCAGTGCAATCGTTAATGTGCCTATTGAAATCATCGACTTTGAAAGCGATGTGAAGACAAAGCAAGGTGAGGGGCGTTATCTCGTTTCATTCAGGTATCGCAGCAACGGACAAATGTCTAAGTTCTTCACGAACAGCGATGAAATGAAGTCGATGCTTGACGCAATGCGTGGCACGCTTGAAAACACATCAATCGCTGTCACGATACGCAGTGAGCCGTTTCAGGGCGGTGGTGGCACACGTTACTACTTCGATGATTAAGAAATTCATTCACTCTCAAATATCAACATCATGGCAAAAACAGAATTTTTCCGCTGTAATGGCGCAACAGAACGTGCAGACAAACTTGTGTGTCTGTCATCATCGAACTACTTGCTTATCTTCGGCTTTGAAACCGATGCAGACGGCAACAAATATACGTGGCGCAAATACTACGACCACAAGCCTACAATGCGCGAAATAAAACAAGACATCAGTGACCTGATAAACACTGAAACTGATGCGAAGATACTTACAGGCTTCACTTGGAACAGCAAGCCGGTCTATCTGTCAACCGAAAATCAGCAGAACTTCAAGGCTGCATACGACTTCGCACGCGACACGAACGGAGCGACACTTCCTGTCAAGTTCAAACTTGGCGAAGATGAAGATGCCAACCCGATATACCACACGTTCACGAAGTTTGAGCCGCTTGCAGACTTTGTGACGAAAGCCACGGCGTTTGTCATCGAAACACTCAACGATGGGTGGAAGAAGAAAGACATTGATTATTCAATCTTTGAAACTGAAGACTAATGATAACACTGACATACTATTCAAAAACAGCACTCGACATCATCGCCACGATTGCAGAACAGTGGCGTGAATACGTCACGCAGCAACAAGTGGCAGTGATTGGTGCCGGTATGCAGTGGCGTATCAACATTCAGGTGCAGCCTGAAGATAGTAGTTATCGCTATCGCGCATTGATGCAGAAGCCGCAACTTGTGCTGAAGTTCAATCTGCCATTTTACTTTGAATTTCCTGTCGGCACATCTTGTGTCTTCCAAAATCAGCGTTTCATCTTGACACGTGCGCAGGACTTGAAGAAGCAAGGCACACGCAAGATTGAATACACAATGACGCTCGGCACAAATGAAGACTTCTTCGGTGTGTGGAAAATCAGAAACGTGATTGACCCTGTGGCAACCGGCGCACCGAAAGACAACCGCCTGAAGTTCTCGCTGTGTGCGAAGCCACACGAATTTATAGACCTGATTGTTCGCAACTTGAACAAAAAAGACACTTCTGTCACTTGGGAACGTGGTGAATGTATCGAAGAATCTGAAAAGACGGTCGAATTTAATCACACATTCATAGATGCAGGACTTACCGACATCTGCAATGTGTTTCATACTGAATATGAAGTCGAATACATCGGCACGACACGCGCAAAGATACATCTTCGCCGCGTTGAATACTTCAAAACAGAACCTGTCGCACTGTCTTACGGTGTCGGTAACGGCTTCATTCCTGGTGTCGGTCGCACGTCTGAAGCTGACGGCGTGCCTGTGAAACGTATGCTTGTGCAGGGAAGTGACCGCAACATTGACCGCGCAAAATACGGTTCGCCAGAACTTCTTTTGCCGAAGTCGCAGACGATACGTTATGACGGCACCCATTTTGAAGACGAAGACGGCTTTAACAGCGCGATTTCACGCACGTATAAAAGCAACGCTGACGGTGACGGTGTAGAACGCATCGACAAGGTTTCTGAAGCGGTCAAAGAAGACAGCATTGATTGCAGTGAAATCTATCCGTCACGTATCGGCGAAGTGACCGCTGTCGAAGTTGAAAACGAAGCCAAGAACTTCTACAACATCATTGACAACACTATTCCTGACAATCTGAACTACAATAATTATCTGATTGCAGGGGAAACGATGACAATCATTTTCCAAGACGGTATGCTTGCCGGAAAGGAATTTGATGTGCGCTACAAGCACGAACAGCGCAAGTTTGAAATCGTGCCGCAAGAAATTGACGGCGTGATAATGCCTGATAAAACGTGGTGTCCTGTCAAAGAACAGACTTATGCAATCTTCGGCATACAGTTACCTGATGAATACATCTGCAACAACACAGACAAGTCGGGCGGCTCATGGGATATGATGCGTGCAGCAGTCAAGGCACTTTATGAATGTGAAGACCAACGCTTCACTTTCTCCGGCACACTGCAATCACTGTGGGCGAAACGGCATTGGCTTGAAGTCGGCGGCAAGCTCATTGTCGGCGGTCACGTTCTGTTTCAAGACGAACAGTTTGCGAAAGACGGTGTTGTCATTCGCATTGTCGGCATCAAAGACTTCATCAATGCTCCTTACTCGCCTACAATCGAAATATCGAACAGCGTGTCAGGTGGAAGTTCTGTGTCTTCACAGATACGACAAATCACGAACACTGAAGTCGTGATTGATGACACGAAACGTGACATATTGCAATTCACAAAACGCCGTTTTCGCGATGCAAAGGAAACAATCGAAATGCTTGAAGATGCGCAGCTCGATATGTTTACCAACGCAATTTCGCCTATTGCAGTGCAAGCAATGTCTTTGCTGATTGGTGACGAAAGTCTTCAGTTTCAGTTTGTGAGCAAGTCAGGCGATAAATGGACGCAACGTGCAACGCCTGTCTATTGGGATAACGAAAAGAAGCAACTTCTTTGCACGATGACATCGGGCGGCATGGCGATATATCTTCAGCATTTGACAATCGGGCATAACGCTATCACAACGAAAGACCGCAACGATGCGCAAGGTTATCTGACATGGAGCATGAAAAGTTACACATCACCTGTATTGACTGATGCTTCAGCAAAATACTATCTGTATGCGAAGTGTCCGAAAGACACTAATTTGCAGGGCGAATTTGTACTGACGCAGACATCAATCAAACTCGATGAAGTAGCAAATCATTATCACTTCCTTGTCGGCTTGCTGAACGCAGAAATTGACAATGAACGCAGTTTTGTCGCGATGCACGGCTTCACTGAAATCTTGCCAGGACGCATCACGACTGACCGCATCGTGTCTTCAGACGGCAAAAGTTTTCTTGACCTGATAGAAAACGCTTTCAAGTTGGGTGACAAACTTGACTTCAATAACGAAGAAGCAGACACGCTTATTCTGAACAATGCCAAAATAAAGAACGCATTGAAAGTTCTTGGAGAAGCATTGATTGCAGGTTTCTATTTTTCAGATGAACGCATACGCTCCACGATGATGAGCGGAAACAATTATGCACTTTTGCTTGACGGGAAAACTGGTCGTATAAAATTGGTTTCAACTAATACCGGCGGTGACTACTCACTTGACGGCAACAAGTCTTCTGTGGTTGATATTGACGCATCACGTGGCGTGGTTGAAACTCGCAATGACAATGGTGTTGCTTATATGTCGGCAAGTGGTGTGTTCTGCAATAATCCAAAGACAAATGCAATGCCGGCATCATCAGGTTTCACACATTATGGGGCAATCGTTGGACTTGGATTTGGCAATAATGTCAATTTTACATGGGCATTTGAAAAAGAAAGTACGCTTGTCGCAGGTGTCTATGGAAGTGCGTCAAATTCAGGCAATGCACCGGCATACGGCGGTTATTTCAGCGACCTGTGCGCAGCCGGTCTTATTCTGAAGCAGAAGTACATCACAGACAGCGCGGCAACAACAGCCGTGAATTTAAGCGCATCCATCACACAGGCAATCGGACTGACAAATAAAGATAAGACAGGCACCGTGTATCTGCCAACTGACGGATATGAGGGAAAAGTCATCTTTGCTAAACAGATAGGACAAGGTGCAATGCGCTTTTATCCGAAGTCGGGTCAGAAGATATTTGATGACATTACAGAGAATGATTATTATGACGTGCCTGAAGGTTGGGAAGCAAAATTCACTTTCACTGTCTTCAATCTTAACGGCAACAGAGTTGAAGCATGGTGTGTTGGACGTTGGAAATACTAATCAGATATGAAAGAATACGGATATATAAATGAAGGTGGCTATCTGCATAGTCGCATCATAGAAGAACAGCAAGAACGCTATTTTGACGGCGAAACTGTCAAGACACGCACAATTACTGAAGAAGAACAAATCAGCGTGTTAAGTGCAGCCGGTTGGAAGCCTGTTGATGCTATTGACAACAGCAAATTGAAAACTGATGATGGTTATATCATCAGACTTGTGCCGTATGACGCTGGCGATTGTATCAAATTCAAGTATGAACGTGTCTATGACGTTCAGCGAAGACGCAAAGAAATACAGCAGCTCAAAGATGAACTGACAGCATCTGACTACAAAATTATCAAATGTTATGAAGCATCACTTGCAGGAGAAGAACTGCCGTATGATTTTGTAACGCTAAGAACAGAACGTCAAGGTGTTCGCGACCTAATAAATCAACTTGAATTTCAAATTTTGGTGCAAAAATAGTGTTTAATAGACACTATTTTTATACCTTTGCAACAGACAAAAGTATATACTTATGAAAAAGATTATCGCGTGGTTAAAAGAAAGTCACAGACTTTCGCACATTGGCGGTGGTTTCATCATCGGCATCTTGTCTGATGACAACTACTGTGCAGCACTTGCAGGCTTCGGTGTCGCATCGGCACTTGAACTAAAAGACAAACTTCATGGCTGTGAATGGGACTGGGTAGATTGGTTGCTGACACTCGGCGGCGTGTTCGTTGGACGCTTAATCAGAATTATCGTATGAACGAAGTATCACAAGTAACCGAAGTTGCGAAAGGCATCAGCGATTATGGCGCACTTGTGATATTGGCGGCAGTGTTTATCGTACTGTCGCTATTGATGTGGGTTGCCATATTCAAGTGGTTCAAGAACATCATGGATAACATGATAAGCGGCAATGCCAAAACAATGAACGCGCTTTTGATGAAGACAGACGCACAGAATGATGTGCTGAATGAAATCGCGGACGGTTTACGCCCATCAACATTGCTTCAGATTAAAAGCATATCAAATACCTGTTTCGACTTGTCTATTGAAAAAGTATGCCGGATTATCAAAAAGGTGCGCGAAGAAAATCACATCATTGATAAGGAAGCGACCAAAGCGAAAATCAGAACCTTGCTGTGCAATCTTCACGAAGACAGAAACAGCCGTTTCGACAACACACGGTATCGCGGTAACACACTGACGCATTACACATCACCCGAATGGATTGATTGGGTTGCAGAAGTCGTGGAAAGTGAAGTGTATGCAGAACAAGTGAACAACGCACGCGCTTTCACGAATGTTGAAGCCGTGTATTCTAAAATCAAACTCGATTTTTATCACAGACTAACTGAATAAAGTATGAAAATCCTTATCGACAACGGTCACGGCGTTGACACGCTCGGAAAGTGCAGCCCCGACAAATCGCTACGCGAATACAAGTGGTCGCGTGAAATCGCGAAGCAAATTGTCGCATCGCTGAAGACCAAGGGCTACGATGCAGAACTTGTCGTGCCTGAAGAAAACGACATCAGCCTGAAAGAACGATGCAGACGCACAAATGCCGTCTGTGATAAGTTCGGCACAAAGAATGTTCTCTTTGTGTCTATTCACAGCAACGCAGCCGGTGGTGACGGCAAATGGAAGTCAGCCGGTGGTTGGTGTGTATATACATCACCAGGTAAGACACGAGCTGATGAACTCGCAACTGTGCTGTGGAACACGGCGAACTCCGTGCTTGAACCCTACAAAGAACGCTTTGCAGTTCTGAAGCAGACAGGTGCGTATGACAGCCGACAAGTGCCTATGCGTGCAGATTGGTCGGACGGTGACCCCGATTATGAAGCGCGGTTTGCAGTTCTGACAGGTACACGTTGCGCGGCAGTTCTGACAGAGTCGCTTTTCCAAGACAACAAAGCAGACGTTGACTTTCTTTTGTCTGAAGACGGCAAGCGGCTCATTACGCAGCTTCACGTTGACGGCATCATCAACTACATCAAAAATCAAAAAGTATGAGACACGTAATCAAATTATTGTTTGCAGTTCTGTTTGCAGTTCTGTTTGCAAGTTGTGGCACCACACGCAAAGTTGCAAACGAAACGAAGCAACAGCAAATCACGTCTTCTGTAACGACCGACATTAAACAGCAGTCAAGTACGTCTGACGTGGCTAATGTCACAACAAATGAAACAGACTACTCAAAAGCAGTCATCGAGTTTCTGAAGATTGAATACAGTGACGGCACTGAAGACATCAGAACCGGCGCGGACGTGCAGCGCGATACATTGAAGCATCGCGAACGCGAACAGACTGAACCTCCCAACGTGCCGGCAGGTCGAAGCATCAAGTCTGTCGCAACAGGTCGTGTCACGATTGATAATGATAAGACAAAGCAGACAACTGTGAACGAAGAAAAGACAGAAGACGCACAGACACAGACAAACATATCAGAACAGACTTCAGAAGACACGCAAACTAAGTCGAAGACAGAAGACAAGCCAAAGCATGGTCTCTTCTATTGGTTTGGGGTTGTTTCCTGCACTATCGTTGCAGTAATCATCATTTTCTTCATTTTGCGTGCGATTGAGAAGCGAAGACGTTGGCAGTCTGACTAAAAATGACTACCTTTGCACCCGATGATGATTATTTCAGTCATCATTGCGTTGAAGCCGTCCGGGGTGGCCTTTACGGCACTTCGGGCGGTATTTTTGCATAAAATGGTGCGTTTTTGTTGCGCGAACAACGCAACAAATACCATAAATAGCAGAATATCAACACGATAAATGAGTAAAATAGAATTTTACCAGTGAATTCTAAAAAGAAGAAATATATTCTATCTTCCATGAGGCGGGAAAATCCCTTCATGGAAGATTTTTTATTCGGAAGGTCGGTTTATCTTTGCAATCATATTTAAAATTCATCAGGTTTGCTGGCTATTTCTTTTGTAATATCTATAATGTCATTGTATCAGGGGAACTCCCAATATGATGCGTTCCCAAGTCTAATCGGGATATGTCGGTCTGTGTCGGCCAAAAAAAAGTTATTATTATTGTTTTCATAAACTGTTACTACTGTTTTGGAAAAAACTCTTTTGTTTTTTGTATCTTGAAAGTTCACTTTAGTTAAAGTTTATTTCATCTGCTGCCAATCTTTGGCGAGTCATTTTTATTTTCATATCTTGGATATATATTATTGTTTAGTTGTAATCAAAGAGACATTTTAC